ATGACGTTTTTGTTGACGAGGGCAATAAAAAACGCTAAGCTGCATGGCAGCTTAGCGCCGGAGAAGTTTTAATCGTTAAAACTTTGGGCAATAAAAAACCCGCCTTGCGGCGGGCTGGTTTGCTGCGATTACTTGAAGTCTTTCGGCAGCAGGTCGATCTCTCTGCCGGACTCGGCCAACTCGAGAGCGAAATCTTTCAGGCCGAGATCACGCGCCATCTTGATCGTTTGCAGCAGCAACGACTGGAGGTTATCACGCGACGCCTTGACGACGATGCTGCCCTTGGTCTTGGCCGAGTCGTCGGTTTTCTTGCCGGTGCCGACGTTCTTCTTCTTCGCCGTGTTCTCGGCGCTCTTCTTATTCGCCAGCGAAGGCGAGAACGGCACTTGCTTCTCGAACGCGATCCAGAAACTGCTGCCGTAGGCGTTGGCGCTGGCGCGAGTCAGCAAACCCTTCTCCACCAGATGCGTGAAGAAGTCAGCGATCACGCGGCGCGGCGCGCTGGTCTTGGCGTTGCCTTTGAGCATTTCCGGCGTGACGCCGACCTTGCGGAAACCATCGGCCAGACGATCCAGCGTCTGATTGCGCGTGTCATTGGTACGGGCGAAAACCTTCTCGGCAGTATTGCAGAGAGCTTCCAGACGCTTGACGCTAACGGTGGTCTTAGAAGCGGCGGCGGATTTAACGGACTTGGTCATACGATTCTCCAGATGGATCAGGTTAGGGTAATCAGGTGGCAGCGATCCGTTCCGCCATCTGATGTTTCACATTCTACTCCTTTCCTCAACAATGTCAAGTTTTAATCGTTAAAAGTTTTTCGGTTCTCCAGCCCCCAGACCGCGACCCCCACCCCCCAAACTGAGAACTGGGACTCCTCTCGCCCCGTTACACTGAGTTCCGCATCCGCAAATGCACTCCCCCACTCAACGCAACAGAGTCAAGTAAAAATATTAAAAACCACGCCCCCACTCAACGCAACAGAGTCAAGTAAAAATAAAACGCTACACAGGAACACCCCCCGTCACTTTTAAAACGCGACCCCGAAAAAATATTATAAAAATTGCGGAACGAGACACTTGCACATATACTCAACGACACAAACCCTATAGGTGCTCGGCTTGTACACACCTCCAATTGATTACGATATTCCATTCGCAGACTACCCTCCGCGTTTTGAGGATGTCCGGGACCGCGTTCAGGCTGCGATAAATGCTATGGCCGTACTGGACTTGCAGGTAGAGGTGTCTGAATCGGATGCGGATGCCGCCCGAGATATGTTCCTGTCTGAATCTTTGCCCACCAACGAACAGCTATCTAGCCCGGAATCGGTAGTGCACCTGCACGCTATGCTGACTGCGTATGACCATATGGTTATCAAGTCGGCTGCGCAGCTACGTACCTACGTTACGAACAAGCTGCTTGAGGAAACGGCAAGCCCTACGGCGTCCATCCGTATCAAGGCGCTGGAACTGCTCGGCAAAATCAGTGATGTTGGCCTCTTTACCGAGAAGACTGAGGTTACATTGCGCCATCGCCCGACCGAAGAACTCGAACAGATGCTGCGCGAGAAGCTGGAGCGGGTCATCAATGCGAACGCAGAGGTGGTCCCCACCCCGGTTCCACCCGCTATTAACCTAGATGAACCCTTGGATATCAGTATCGAGGACATCAAACGGTGAGTTTGAACCTGCAAGCGGCGCTAAAAGCCCTTCCGAACATGTCTGTCGAGCAGATGGCGGACCTTGTAACGCTGCTGGACGAGGTTGAAGAGCGTACTTTCGTCCAAAAAGCGCAGGCAAACTTCGTAGCGTTCATTAAAGCGGTGGAAACGGCCCTTGATGCCCCGTATAAGCTCGGTGCGCACCTAAAAAGGCTGATTTCGCTGCTGGAAGACGTAGAAAGAGGCGAAAAAGACCGTATTGCGGTGTCTATTGCGCCCCGTTTCGGTAAATCTCAGACGATTTCCATCCTTTATCCTGCTTGGTACCTCGGCAGACACCCCGACCACAAGGTGATTGTTGCGTCACACACCGCTGATTTGGCCGTAGATATGGCCCGAAAAGTGCGAAATCTGATGCAGACGAACGAGTACAAGCGCATTTTCCCCGGAGTTGCCATTGCTGCCGATGCAAAAGCTGCTGGTAAGTGGAACACGAACAAGGGTGGTGAATATTACGCTTGCGGTACGGGTGGTGCGCTGGCTGGACGCGGCGGACACCTCATCATCATTGATGATCCGCACTCTGAGCAAGACCTTAAGACGGGTAATTTTGACTCGGTAGACGCTGCCTACGACTGGTTCCGGTTGGGTCTGCGCACTCGTCTGATGCCGGAGGGTAAACTGTGCATTCTGCACACGCGGTGGAGTCAGCGCGACCTGATCGGACGCCTGACGAAAGAAATGGTCGTCAACCCGGAGGCGGACCAGTACGAGGTGTTCGAGTTTCCTGCCATCCTGACTAACGACAAGGGCGAGGAGAAGTCCCTGTGGCCGGAGCAGTGGTCGCTGGAGTCGTTGCAGCGCACGCGGGCGTCGATGGCTCCGTGGATGTGGAACGCGAACTACATGCAGAACCCGACCGCGCGGGACTCTGCCATCATCAAGAAGGACTGGATACAGTGGTGGGAGAGCGACACCCCTCCCTCCTGCGACTTCATCGTACAGGCGTGGGACACGGCGCTGACTACCAAGGACCGGTCGGACTACTCGGTGTGCCATACGTGGGGTGTGTTCTACGACGAGGAGAGCGGCCTCCAGAACGCCATACTGCTGAACGCCAGCAAGGGTAAGTACGAGTTCCCGGAGCTTAAGGCGAAAGCACACGAGGAGTACGAGGAGTGGCAACCGGACAGTGTGATTATCGAAGCCAAGGCGTCGGGCCAGCCGCTGATTGACGAGATGCGGCGTAGTGGCATATTCGTGCAGGACTTCAGCCCCGGTAAGGGGCAGGACAAGATCGCCCGTCTGAACTCGGTCGCTGATATGTTCGCTGCGGGACAGGTGTGGTTCCCGCGCAGGCGGTGGGCAGAGGCTACGGTGGACGAGATACTGACGTTCCCGAGCGGCGAGCATGACGACGAGGTTGACGCTACGACGCTGGCGCTGGCGCGGATACGCAAGGGCGGGCTGCTGCCGCTGCACACCGACCGTAAGGACGACATGGACTACGCGGACATCTCGCGTCCGCGCAACTACTACTGAGGCTGGCTATGGCGACTACGAAGTTTATGGGCCGGAATAGTTTGATAGATAGGCTGGCTGCACAGGTCGGTAGCCGGGACATGGCCGTGGGTATCTTGCAGAAGCGTGGTCATCTGAAGCCGGGAACGGAAGAGTTTACCGCTGCGGGTGCAGCCCGTAATAGAATGACCGCCGAAGAACGAGCGAAGGATCGGGCGGCTAAAGCCACCAAGAAGTCTCCCGAAGCGTTCACCTACGACCCGAAAACCAATCGCGCGACGCAAAAGCGTAAGAAATAAGGACGACGTATTATGGCTATGGATAAATCACTGTACGCAGCGCCGCAAGGTCTTGGTGCACTCGACCCGCTCGCTATGGACGAACCTGCACTGGAGATCGAGATTGAAGACCCGGAGAGCGTGACTATCGGCATGGACGGTCTGGAGATCGAGATCGAGCCGAGAGAAGCTACGGAAGGTGATTTTGACTCTAACCTAGCCGAAGAACTGCCGGATGACGAGCTTGAGGCGCTGGCCTCTGATCTGCTCGAAGACTTCGAGGAAGACGTTACCTCCCGCCGCGACTGGATACAGACGTACGTTGACGGCCTTGAGTTGCTCGGGATGAAGATCGAGGAGCGCACGGAGCCGTGGGAGGGCGCGTGTGGCGTCTATCACCCGATGCTGTCTGAGGCGCTGGTCAAGTTCCAGTCAGAAACCATGATGGCTACGTTCCCTGCGTCGGGGCCGGTCAAGACCCAGATCGTCGGCAAGGAGACTCCGGAGAAGAAAGAGGCTGCTGTCCGTGTGCAGGACGACATGAACTACCAGCTTACCGATGTGATGACCGAATACCGCCCGGAGCACGAGCGGATGCTGTGGGGTCTGGGGCTGTCGGGTAATGCGTTCAAGAAGGTCTACGTTGACCCTGCTCTGGACCGTCAGGTGTCTATTTTTGTACCGGCTGACGACATCGTTGTACCGTACGGCGCGTCTAACCTCCAGTCCGCTGAGCGCGTTACCCACGTGATGCGTAAGACCGAGAACGAGCTTAAGCGCCTTCAGGTCGCTGGGTTCTATCGGGACATCGACCTTGGCGAGCCGAACAACACGCTGGACGAGGTTGAGAAGAAGATCGCTGAGCGCATGGGCTTCCGCGCGACAACAGACGACCGGTACAAAGTGCTGGAGATGCACGTTGACCTCTTGATCGAGGGTGACAAGTACAAGGACGAGGACGGCATCGCGCTGCCGTACGTTGTGACCGTCGAAAAGGGTAGCCAGAAGATTCTGGCGATTCGCCGTAACTGGGAGCCGGAAGATGACACCTACCAGAAGCGCCAGCACTTTGTGCACTACGGATATGTACCCGGTTTCGGGTTTTATCATTTTGGTCTTATACATCTCATTGGCGCTTTTGCTAAGTCTGGTAATTCTCTTATCCGTCAACTCGTTGACGCTGGTACCCTCGCCAACCTACCGGGGGGCTTCAAGTCTCGAGGTCTGCGGGTCAAAGGCGACGACACTCCCATCGCTCCGGGCGAATTCCGGGATGTGGATGTGCCTAGCGGAACCATCCGCGACAACCTCATGGCCCTCCCCTACAAGGAGCCAAGCCAGACTCTGTTCTCGCTACTGAACGCCATCATCGAGGAAGGCCGTCGCTTCGCCAATACGGCTGACCTCCAGATCAGTGACATGTCGGCCAATGCGCCGGTCGGTACGACGCTGGCTATCCTTGAGCGCACCCTGAAGAACATGAGTGCGGTTCAGGCTCGTGTGCACTACTCGATGAAGCAGGAGCTTCGCCTGCTGAAGAAGATCATCGCGGACTACGCTCCGGAGGACTACAACTACCAGCCGGAGTCGGGTAGCCGCAAGGCCAAGAAGTCCGACTACAGCAACGTCGATGTGATCCCGGTCAGTGATCCGAACGCGTCCACGATGGCGCAGAAGATCGTGCAGTACCAAGCTGTCCTGCAACTCGCCCAAGGCGCTCCGCAGTTGTATAACCTGCCGCTGCTGCACCGTCAGATGTTGGACGTACTGGGTATCAAGAACGCTGAGAAGCTGGTTCCGATGGATGAGGACCAGAAGCCGACCGACCCGGTTAGCGAGAACCAGAACATCCTGAAGATGAAGCCGGTCAAGGCGTTCCTGAACCAAGACCACCAAGCGCACATCGCCGTCCATATGTCGGTGATGCAAGACCCGAAGATCATGGCGCTGGTGCAGCAGAGTCCGATGGCGCAGCAGATGGGCGCAGCCCTGTCCGCACACGTGGCAGAGCACCTCGGGTTCGAGTATCGCAAGCAGATCGAACAGCAGTTGGGCATGGCCCTGCCGCCGCAGGTGGACGAGTCTGGCGAAGAGATCAACATGGACCCCGAAGTTGAGGCCCGTCTGTCTCCGCTGCTCGCGCAAGCTGCCCAGCAGCTACTCGCCAAGAATCAGCGTGAGGCTCAGCAACAACAGGCTCAGCAGCAGATGCAAGACCCGCTCATCCAGATGCAGATGCAGGAGCTTAAGATCAAGGAAGCCGAGCAGCAGCGCAAGACCATGAAGGACAAGCAGGACGCCGCTGCCAAGGCCCAGCAGCTTCAGATCGAGCGTGAACGTATCGCAGCCCAGCAAGCCACCACCGACAAGCAGACGCGACTGAAAGCGATGGAGGCTGTTGCACGCCTCAGTGCGGAGCGTAACAAGCAGATCATCGACAAGGGCTACGACTTGGTGAAGACCGTATCCGACCTCCACGAAGGCCGCGTAGACCGCGAGCACCAGTTGGAGCTTGCCCGTCTGCAACGCCAGCAGACCGAACGCGCTGCACGTAAAGGAGAGAGTAAGTAATGGATGCACTTGATCTTCTCGTCCAACAAATAGACGAGAAAGTAACAGGGCTAAAGGACTGGGTTGCCAAGGGCAGTCTCCAGTCCTACGACGAGTACCAAAAACTGTGTGGTGAGATTACAGGTCTGCTTACCGCGCGGGGCTACATCCTAGACCTTCGCAAAAACTTGGAGAACTCTGATGAGTGAAATTCTTATCGGTACAAATCCCGATAATCCGCAGGTAGTCGGCACCTTCACACTTGGTGCTTCCGCAGAAGACAAGGCGAAACAACTGCCGCGTCCCTCGGGCTACCGTATCCTCTGTGCGATTCCTGAAGCTGAGAAGGAATTCGATAACGGCCTCCTGAAAGCCGATATCACGCTGCACAACGAAGAGGTGCTTACTACCGTACTGTTCGTGGTTGCGCTGGGTCCGGATTGCTATAAGGACAAAGACCGCTTCCCGTCAGGCCCGTGGTGCAAGGAAGGTGACTTCGTACTCATTCGTCCGCACGCTGGCTCGCGTCTGGTTATTCATGGCCGCGAGTTCCGTTTGATTAACGACGATTCCGTTGAGGCAGTTGTCGATGATCCGCGCGGCATTCGTCGTAAATAAGGAGGGCAGACAAAATGGCTTTCGATAAAGAAGAGTTCGTATTTCCTGATGAGCAGGAATCCAAGGTTAAGGTCGAAGTAGATTCCGCCGACGACTTTGAAATTGAAATCGAGGACGATACCCCCGAAGAAGATCGTGGTAAGACCCCGATGCCGAAACCTCTGGTTGAAGAACTGGAGAAGGATGAGCTTGAGGCTTACGATGAAGCCGTAAAGACCAAGCTGAAGCAGATGCGCAAGGTTTGGCATGACGAGCGCCGCGAGAAAGAAGCGGCTCTGCGTGAGCACGATGAGGCCGTAGCGTTCGCCAAACGGGTACTGGAAGAGAATAAGCGCATTAAGAGCATTCTTACTTCCGGCGAGAAAGAATATGTCTCCACGATGCAGAATGCAGCGTCGCTTGAATTGGAAGCGGCGAAGCGCGCATATAGGGAAGCATATGAGGCTGGCGACTCGGATCGTGTTATCGAAGCGCAGCAAGCAATGCAATTGGCGAACCTGAAAGTTATTCAGGCGCAGAATATTAAATTGCCCTCTTTACAGGAAGATTTTGATCCTGTACAAATGCAACCAGAACAGAAGCAAGCTGTTCCGCGCCCTGATCCCCGCGCTATGGCGTGGCAAGAACGTAATACGTGGTTTGGTCAGGATGAGGAAATGACTGCCGCCGCTTTGGGCCTCCATGAGAAGCTCAAACGCAACGGTGTCGTAGTTGGTTCTGACGAATACTATTCCGCCTTGGACAGCACAATGCGGAAACGCTTCCCTGAGAATTTTGAGGAAGCCCCCGAAGAAAAGCCGTCGAGGACAAAACCCAGTACGGTAGTAGCTCCGGCTACGCGGAGTACCTCCTCAAACAAGCTGCGGCTCAAGTCTACGCAGGTCCAGTTGGCAAAGAAACTCGGACTCACCCCTGAGCAGTATGCTCGTGAAGTTTTGAAACTGGAGGCACAAAATGGCCGATAACAAGACATTTCCCCGCGACCGCGAACTGGCAACTCGGACGATGCAGGAACGCCCGAAGCAATGGGCAATGCCTGAACTACTGCCTGAACCTGACAAGATGGAAGGCTACACGTACCGGTGGATTCGCATCTCGACGTTGAATAACGCCGACCCGCGCAATCTGTCCGCCAAACTTCGTGAAGGCTGGGAGCCTGTCCCGATTTCGGAACAACCCAAGTTGCAGATGCTGGCTGATCCGCAGAGTCGCTTTAAGGACAACATCGAGATCGGTGGGCTGCTGCTCTGTAAAACCCCGACTGAGTTTGTGCAACAGCGCAATGAGTATTTCGCGCAACAGACGCAAGCCCAGACGGAAGCTGTAGATAACAATCTCATGCGCCAGAATGATCCTCGTATGCCGCTCTTCAAGGAGCGTAAGTCGAGTACCTCGTTCGGCAAAGGTTCGTAATTTAATTCAGGAGTCTTAAATGGCTTATCCTACTGTTTCTGCCCCTTACGGGCTTATCCCGGTCAATCTGATCGGCGGTCAGGTGTTCGCGGGTTCCACCCGTCAATTCCCGATTGCCTCCGGCTACAACACCGCTATCGGTTTCGGTGACGTTGTTAAGCTGGCGAGCGGCACGCTGGTCAAGGACACGGGCACCACCACCGCTACGCCGGTTGGTGTCTTCATGGGTGTCTCGTTCACCAGCCCCGTTACCAAGCAGAAGGTCTTCTCGCAGCAGTGGCCCGCTGGTACGGTCGCCGCTGACGCTCAGGCCGTTGTCTGTGACGATCCGGACGTTCTGTTCAAGGTCGCTCTGGTGTCGGGTACCACCGTCATCGCTGGCTACGCCTACGCTTCGCTGGTTGGCCTGAACGCCGCTCTGGTCCAGAATGCCGTCAACACCACCACTGGCGACTCCAAGGTTGCCGTGCTGGGTAGCTCGGCTGCTACGACCAACACGCTGCCGGTTCGTATCGTTGATGTCGTGCGCGAAACCGCCGACTCCTCGGGCAACTTCACGGAAGTCATCGTGAAGTGGAATGCTGGTATGCACCAGTACAACAACGCTACCGGCGCTTAATAGGAGCTAGATCATGGCAATCTCTCGTGCACAACTTCTGAAGGAACTCCTGCCCGGCCTGAACGCCCTGTTCGGTCTGGAATATGCTCGCTACGGCGAGGAGCATAAGGAAATCTACGAAACCGAAACCTCGGAACGTAGCTTCGAAGAAGAAACCAAGCTGTCGGGCTTCTCTGCTGCTCCGGTCAAGAACGAAGGCGCTGCAATCGCCTACGACAACGGCCAAGAAGCATGGACCGCTCGCTACAACCACGAAACCATCGCTCTCGGCTTCAGCTTGACCGAAGAAGCAATCGAAGACAACCTCTACGATTCGCTGTCGGCTCGCTACACCAAGGCGCTGGCTCGTGCGATGGCTTACACCAAGCAAGTCAAGGCCGCTTCGGTCCTGAACAACGGCTTCGCCGCTGGCGTCGTCGGCGGTGATGGTGTCAGCCTCTTCAACGCCAACCATCCGCTGACCTCGGGTGGCGTTAACAGCAACACCCCGGCTGTCGCTGCCGACCTGAACGAAACCTCGCTTGAGGCTGCTGTCATTCAGATCGCTGGCTGGACTGACGAGCGTGGTCTGCTGATCGCTGCCAAGCCGAAGAAGCTGATCGTTCCCCCGGCGCTCCAGTTCGTCGCTACCCGTCTGCTGGAAACCGAACTCCGCGTTTCCACCGCCGACAACGACATCAACGCCCTGAAGAACAACGGTTCGATCCCGGAAGGTTACGCAATTAACCACTTCTTGACCGACACTAACGCGTGGTTCCTGACCACCGACGTTCCGAACGGCCTGAAGCACTTCGTTCGCTCCCCGCTGCAAAATTCAATGGATGGGGACTTCGATACAGGGAACGTTCGCTACAAGGCCCGCGAACGCTACAGCTTTGGCTGGAGCGACCCGCTGGGTATGTACGGTTCTCCCGGCGCTTAACCTTGTAAATCAAGGGTTTAGCGAAACCAAACCCCGCCTTGCGCGGGGTTTTTTATTGGTGTATGATTACCAGTATCGAAACTCAGGAGCTAATCATGGACTACCCAGCAACCCGTGCCGAAGCCAAAGCCACAGGAGCCAAGTATTACTTCACCGGCAAGCCCTGCACGCGAGGGCATATCGCCTTACGTAAGACGAAAGGCGCGTGTGTAGAGTGTATGAAGGAGGATTGGGCTGTAGATAACGCCAAACGTGCTGAACGCCCTAAATCAGAAGCAGCTAAAGCCGCAGGGCGCAAATACTACGAGAAGAACAAGCAATTGGTAATTGCTCGTGCAGCGGCACGGCCTTCTGAAGAAAAGACTAGGGCTAAAATTAAGTACAAGGAGAACAACCCAGAACTTTATAAAGCTTTGACCAGCGTGCGTAAGCGTAGGCACCGTGCCGCAACTCCGAAGTGGATAACGCTCGAACATAAGTTGGCTATGCGCGGGTTGTACTTAAAAGCGCAGGAACTGACGCGTATTACTGGCGAGCGATACGTCGTTGACCATATCCAGCCGCTTATCTCAGACGCAGTGTGCGGCCTCCACGTGCCTTGGAATCTGCGTGTTATTACACAGGAGCAGAACCTGCAAAAATCAAATGCTCTGCCGGATGACAAGCACGCTATTGCTTTCCCTTGAAGTCGGTGTAATATCGGCGTATCCGGATTATCCGGCGTAATTGACAGTTCCGGCTGACTACATACAGACAATTACGCTTAACTCGTATGTGAGGAAATTATCATGGCCCGCACCTCGTTCACTGGTCCCGTTGCCTCTGCCAATGGTTTTATTGGCGCTGTTACCGGCACCGTCACTGGCACTGTCCAAGTCCCGACCTACACCGTTGCTGGTGCCCCCGCTGCTACCGGTCTTGCTGGCACGATGATTTACGTGTCCAACGGCGCTGCTGGCTCTCCGGTTATCGCTTTCTCGGACGGCACCAACTGGAAGCGCGTCGATACGCTGGCGACCATCTCCGCTACCTAATAGGAGGGCACCATGCGCCCTGTAGTCCAGACTGTATCCTCGCAGACGGCTTCAGCGCCGATTCCGCTGGATATCAATCAAGACCCGTTTGCGGTTAGCGTTGCTGCTGTCCTGTCGGCTGGCGCTTCACTGACCTATACGGTCCAGCACACGTTTGACGATGTGTTTGCAGCTAACTTTAATCCGGCTACGGCTACGTGGTTTAATCATGCCTCGCTGGCGACTAAAACCACTTCATCTGACGGCAACTATGCCTACCCTGTTCGTGCTGTGCGTATCAACGTCAGCACTTACGCCAGCGGCAGCGTTACGTTCACGGTGATCCAGTCTGGTATGCCGGGGAGGTAATGTAAATGGCGATTAATGTTGGGGCACTTCGCAAATTCCAAGAAGTTTGGGGTCCGGTCCTTGAAGCTATCCCTGCGGTAGTGGAGATGACGGAACGCCAAGCGGACATGGAGCGCGAGATCAATGCCCATGCTGCCAAGGTGGAAGCTGCTAAAGCTGAAGTCCAAGGTGCTTACGACGAGGCTGATGCCCGCCTTACCCAAGTCAACAACGAGTTGAGCGCCCTGCAAGAGCAGAAGACCGCTGTGACCGCCGAGATCAAGGAAGCCAAGCGGAAGGCTAGCGAAGCCGCCGCCGCTGCACAGGCTAAGGCCGACGCCAAGCTTGCTGACACTGAAGCTGCGGTTGCTACTGCTCTGTCCCGTCTGGCCGCTCTTGGTTCTGAATACGACACGCAACTGGCGCAAGCCAAGGCGGCGCACGACGAACAACTCAAGGCGATGGCTGCTGAGATTGCTGACCTCGAAAAGCGTAAGACGGCGGCTGAAAAGGCGCTCGATACGCTGCGGGCCAAGCTGGGCTAAAACGTGAGCAACCTGAGTGGTGTCAGCCACGTTCAGGATAGCGGTGAACAGGAGTATGCCCACGTGGTTGCTACTGTCACCGCTTCTGGCTCTACAACCGTATTTACCCCCGCTTCCGGGCGGCGGGTGCGGTTACGCTGGATTTATGCGCTGAATGACCCCGGCTCTACGGCTTCTCCGTTAATCAAAGTCTTCCTCGGTGACGAGGAGAAATACCGTGTGTATGCCCTGAGTAAGCGGCAGATTGTTACTGGCCCTATCAACGGGGCTTTGATTATCAACTTGAGTGAAGCCGCTGAGGTGGCTGTAACAGCACTTTTAGAAGAGGTTTGAAATGGCAACCTTTAACAAATTTCAGGATTTCAGCGAACAGCTAACTATCGGCACGCATGACTTTGATGCGAACGTCTTCAAGGTGATGCTGACCAACGTGGCTCCTGTCGCAACCAACACGGTCAAGGCCAACCTGACTGAAATCGCTGCGGGTAACGGCTATACGGCTGGCGGTACGGCAACGACGATTACGGTTGCGGAAGTTTCCGGTACGACTACGGTTAGCGGCACGCAGGTTGTGTTCACTGCTGCTGGCGGCACGATGGCTACGTTCCAATACGTTGTGCTGTACAACGACACTGCGACCAACAAAAACCTCGTTGGCTGGTGGGACTACGGCTCCCCTATCTCGCTTGCCGATACGGAAACGTTTACCGTCAAGTTCTCCAATACCAGCCCCGGCGCTATCTTCACCGTGGCGTAAGGGCAAGCCATGCCGATTTCCCTTAGAAGCGAGCAAGGTTCGCCGTTATCGTGGGGGCAGGTTGACGGCAACTTTAGCACACTGGATGAGCGTACCCGCCTCGGTTGGCGGGACAACTTCGTTGAGCTTAAGGTTGATAGCTCCAGCCCTAACGCGCCGACGCTCGCCATCCTGCGTGGCAACATCATGTCTTGGCAGTTCTTCCCGAATGAACTGACCGAAGCGCATTCCGGCTGGCACGTGGATCATGACTACGCGCTTGGTACCAAGCTGTACCCGCATATCCATTGGGTCTGCACCACGGCCAATATTGGCACCGTGCGGTGGGGTTTCGAGTATTCCGTAGCCAAGGGGCATCAGCAACAGGCATTCCCCGCTACGACTACGATCTATGTCGAGCAAACGACCAACGGCACCCCGTACATGCACTACGTCGCTGAAGTCAGTGAGGCCAATGCGATTGACGGCGCTGCACTCGGCATCGAGCCGGATACGCTCATCATCTGTCGCATCTTCCGCGACGGGGCAAGCCCGAACGATACGCTTGAAGAACCTGTGTTTGGTATCTTCCTAGACCTTCACTACCAAGCGGATCACGCCACTACGCCCAACAAAGCGCCGCCGTTCTTGTAAAGGGTAGCCGATGGCACTCGGAACCCCAGTCGCAGGTGCAGCAGCTTACTCAGCCGCAGGTGGCACCAGCGTAGCACCCGCATACCCGACAGGCATCCTCGCTACAGACGAGGTACTTCTGTTTGTCGGGCAGAAGCCAAGCACCGCGAACAGCGGTACGGTAACGACGCCGACTGGGTGGACTCTTCGTGATTCATTAACCGCAGCGGGCGGTTATGGTACGACGCTGGGTGCGGACACAGGTAACACCAACCTACGAGTCTATTCGTGGGACACACCCGTTGCGGGGCAAACGGGCACCCTTAGCGTAACACTAGGCACCAACAACGTAGCTTGGGCGTTCATTGTCCGCGTGCCTACTGGCGGCGGCAACGTCCTGATTGGCTCGGCTGACGGCCAGCGTACGACTACGCCAACGTCGCCAATGACCATCGCGCTGACTGACGGCGCAACTCCTACCGCGTTCAAAGCGGGCGACCTCGCCATCTGGGCGATGTGTATCCCGACCGACGTTACTACCCCGGCGCAGTTCAGCGCAGAGTCGATCACTGCTACCGGCGCGACGTTCGCTACCGCAGTAGAACTAAACGAACCAGACAGCGGCACCGGCAACGACATTGGCGGTTATTCCGCCTACGCTTCTGTTACTTCCGGCACTAGCTCCACAGCACCTAGTGTCACCGCTACGCTGGCTGGTACGCTTACGAACGTACGCGGTCCCGTTGTCCTGCTTCGTTTGCGCGAAGTCCGGGCACTTACCCTCGACGCTGCCTCTGGTTCCTACACCTACACCGGCCAAGCAGCTACGCTGCTCGAAACCAAGGCGCTTAACGCGGAAGCTGGCGCGTTCTCCTACACGGGTCAAGACGCCACGCTGGCTATAGCCACGCCGAAGGAACTGAACGCTGAAGCCGGTACGTTCACCTACACCGGCCAAGCGGCTACACTGCTTGAAACTAACGTCCTGAACGCTCAGGCTGGCAGCTACGCGCTGACTGGTCAGGCGGCTACACTGCTTGAAACCAACGTCCTGAACGCTCAGGCTGGTACGTTCTCTTACACTGGTCAGGCCGCAACCCTAGTCGAGACTAATAATCTCAACGCGCAAGCTGGTAGCTTCGCGCTAACCGGCCAGTCAGCCTCGCTGACAAAGGCCAAGGCTCTCAATGCTCAGGCAGGGAGTTTCACCTACGCTGGCGCACCCGCCACGCTGGTTCCGTCTGCGGTAAGTGCTTTCAATGCGCAAGCAGGTAGCTTCACCTATACCGGCCAGAACGCGGCGCTGACCAAGACTAAAACGCTCAACGCACAAGCTGGCGGCTTCATCTATACCGGTCAAAGCGCGGGGCTGTCTCGCGCTAGGGCGTTCAATGCTCAGGCCGGTGTGTTCACCCTTACCGGTAGTGCGGCCTCCCTTCGTATCTCCGCGTATAGCCTTAGCGCGGCGGCAGGCGCATTTAGCCTCACGGGCAAGCCTACTACGTTATCGCGCAGTAGGGTACTGAACGCGGTATATGGCGCGTACGACGAAGCTAATCCGTACGTGCTTCCGAACTACGTCGATCCGGGGTATGTCTCCGCACTGACCGCGACGTTTGTGCGTTCTCGGATATTCGCCGCTTCGGCTGGTGCATTCGATATAACCGGTCTTCCGGCTACGTTTACCAAGATTAAGATTTATCCCGACCCAAGCGATGTAAAAGCCGGGGTGCAATATGGTCCGGGCGCTATTTACACGGGTACATATTCTGGCAAATCCATAATCTTGTTCGATGACTAACTTTGCTACACTTACAACTAACAATATCTAGGACTACCCATGCCCGAAGAACAATCCGTGTATACCGGCGAAGAACGCAGGCGATATGCTAGAGAACTAGCTACGGTTGTGACTAAAATAACTACGCTGCACGAAGATGTCACCGAAGTTAAAAGCGTCCTACGTGAGCTTACTGCGGCCATTACCAAGCTAGCCCTTATCGAAGAACGCCAGACGCAGTTCTCTGCTGCACAAGAGAGAGCCTTTGCAGCTATAAGTAAGCTAGGGGATCGCGTTGCGGAACTCGAAAAGAAAGTTCCAGAGCAAAGTAGAGTTGCAGTTTGGATTGATCGCGCTATTATGGCGACAGTTGGTGCAGTTTTACTGTACGTCGCTAAAAAAGTTGGTCTAATGTAGGAGGGCGCAATGCCGTCTACTTCTAAATCTCAAGCCCGCCTGATGGCTGCGGCTGCTCATAATCCGGCGTTCGCAAAGAAGGTCGGCGTACCTGTCTCCGTAGCAAAAGAGTTCAATCAGGCCGACAAAGGCCGCAAATTCAAGGAAGGTGGAACCATGAAAGAAGATAGCGCGGCCTATAAAGCCAAGGAAAAGAAGCACGTTTCTGCTATGCAAAAAGCTGGCGTGCCCAAGAAAATCGTCGCTGAAGAGAAAGCCGAAGCTGGCCTGAAGTGCGGCGGTAAGGTTAAGAAGATGGCTCGCGGTGGTGGCGTCGAAGTCAAAGGCAAGACCAAGGGCAAGATGATTACCATGAAGAAGGGTGGCCGCTGTGGCTAAGGCAAAACGATTTGAGGAAGGCGGCGACGTTCAGCAGTACGAGGGCGACGATATCAGCGCCCTGATGACCGCCAAGGAACGCATGGCACAGCGCGATGCTGAATACGCTGCCGCTCACCCGCCGAAGCCCGCTGCCAAGGCCCGCCCGAAAGCGCGTCCGAAGGCCCGTCCGGAAGCTGACGGCCCGATGACCGACGCCGACGTTGAAGCCCTCAAGCTGGGTCCGAAGGCCAAGGTTGTCCGTCCGTTCTCGGGTAGCGCCCCTACCAGCCAAGATGTTTATGGCGACACCTACAAGTCTATCCGTGGCGCACTCGGCATGAAGAAGGGCGGCAGTGTTGGCGCTTCCCGTCGCGGTGACGGCATCGCTCAACGTGGCAAGACTCGCGGGAAGATGTGCTAAATGAGGGCCAGTCGCGGGATGGGTGTGATTCGTAAGTCCAAGATTCCTAAACTCGCACCCGCTACTTCGTCGCAGAAAGCTCTTGGCGTCACCAAGGGTAGGGCCGCGCGCAATACCCGCGTGCCCGAAGCGTCTGCCAAGCCTGCCGACTTCAAGCGCAAGATTCCCGTAGCACAGACTCTGGATGGACTTAAGAAGTGAGCAAGAAGACACCTTCACTTGCGGTTGGGCGGGGCGAGAAGTTACCGGCGTCGAAAGGCGCTGGTCTTACTGCCAAGGGTCGCGCCAAGTACAACAAGGCGACTGGCTCTAATCTGAAAGCTCCGCAGCCGGAAGGCGGCGCTCGTCAGCGTTCGTTCTGCGCTCGTATGTCTGGTATGCCGGGGCCGATGAAGGACGAGAAGGGTCGCCCGACACGCAAGGCCGCATCCCTTAAACGGTGGAACTGTAAATGACGACTTCTGGTACCGCGACGTTCAACCTAGACGTAAACGACCTCATCGAAGAGGCATTCGAGCGTTGCGGTAAAGAACTTCGTACTGGCTACGACTTCAAGACTGCCCGCCGTAGCCTCAACCTTATGACGGTTGAGTGGGCAAACAGGGGTATTAACCTCTGGACTATTGAAGAAGGTAGCATTCCGATGGTGCAGGGAGTCATTTCGTATGACATTCCACTAGATACCATTGATCTGCTGGATCAAGTCATCCGCACGGGCACGGGTCAGGGACAGACGGACATCAACATCAACCGTATCTCTGAGTCCACGTACGCGACTATCCCGAACAAGAACGCTCAGGGTAGACCGATTCAGGTGTGGATCAACCGTCAGTCCGGTGCAACGTATCCGGGCACGCCCGCTACGGTCAAAGCGCCACAGATCAACGTCTGGCCCGCGCCGAATCAGAACAACTTCTACACGTTCGTTTACTGGCGTTTGCGCCGTATTCAGGACGCTGTTGGTGGCGTTAACACGGCGGATATTCCGTTCCGCTTCCTTAACGCGATGGTTGCCGGTCTGGCGTACTATCTGTCCATGAAGCTGCAAGATGTCGATCCTACCCGTGTGGTGGCGCTTAAGCAGGAGTACGAGCAGCAGTTCCAGTTGGCTGCGGACGAAGACCGTGAGAAAGCCAACAACCGCTTCGTGCCGAGAATCGGGTACGTGTAATGGCTGGTCCTAAGTACGCTTCTGGCAAGTATGCTATCGCGGAGTGCGATATCTGCGGGCAACGCTACAAGCTCAAAGAGCTTAAGAAGCTGACGATCAAGACCAAGCAAGTCAGTATCAAGGCGTGTCCTGAATGCTGGAACCCGGATCACCCACAACTTAAGTTGGGCATGTACCCAGTGTATGATCCGCAAGCGGTTCGAGAGCCGCGTCCTGATACGAGCTATGCACAGAGCCGCGACACACAATGGGGCTGGAACCCGGTTGGCGGTGCCAGTTCGTTCGATGCAAGTTTGACTCCGAACTACTTGGAGTTGACCTTACAAGTTGGTACAGTTGTACCAGTAACTACTTAAGGAATTAGTCATGGAAACGAAGAAAACTGGCGCTGAAACGCCCAAGGACGTTAAGATGACTGTTGGCGCAATTGCCAACAAGCCGTATGCGGGCGTTAAGACGGACGGTGTGAAGATTCGCGGTACCGGTGCAGCTACCAAAGGCACCAAGGCCCGTGGCCCGATGGCGTAACGTATGAACTACGATCAACTCTACTCCGCGATTCAGTCCTACACGGAAAACCTCTTCCCGACCGTTGTGTTGGCAGACGGCGTTACGCAGGTAACGACTAAGGAGCAGATTGATTCGTTTATTCAACAGGCAGAGCAGCGTATCTATAACTCGGTGCAGTTTCCTGCGCTGCGTAAGAACGTTACCGGCTCTACGACGATGGGCAACAAGTACCTTCAGTGCCCGTCTGACTTTCTGGCGACTTACTCGATGGCGGTCACGCTGCCTGACGGCTCGTACGAGTACCTGTTGAACAAGGATGTTAACTTCATCCGCGCCGCGTATCCTAGCCCCATCGACTCTGGTACGCCGCGTTACTACGCCCTATTTGGCCCGCGTTCCGATACGGAAGATGAACTGACGTTTATCCTTGGCCCCACACCCAGTGCTGCGTTCCCGGTGGAACTGCATTATTTCTTCCTGCCGGAATCCATAACGGTCGCTGCTGACGGTAAAACGTGGCTTGGCGATAACTTCGATTCTGTTTTATTGTATGGTTCGTTAGTAGAGGCGTACGCTTACATGAAGGGTGAAGCCGACCTTATGACCCTCTACGATACAAAATATAAAGAAGCTCTCGCCCTTGCTAAACGCCTTGGTGACGGCATGGATCGCGGTGACGCATACCGCGACGGTCAAATTAAAGTTCCGGTTGGGTAATGGAAGCCACTCGCAAAGCCGCAATAGCTAAAGGCGATACACGGTACTTTACTGGAGTTCCATGTAAGCACGGACACGTATCTCATCGCCGTGCGGCTACCGGCGAGTGTTTAGAATGCAGGACTATTGCGCTTGCAGCATGGCGTAAGAAAAACCCTACATCAGTGCAAAAGCACAATAAGACGCAATACGATAGGTTTTCCGATAAGCTGAAGGAGTATACGCGTAGCTATGCCCGTAAGAATGCGGAATCAGTTAACGCCTACCATCGTGCGTATCAAAAGAAGAACCTACATAAATTTGCTGCGATAAACGCCAAGCGTAAAGCCGCAAAGCTAAAACGTACTCCGTCATGGCTTACAGAAGATGACTTCTGGATGATTAAACAGGCGTACGAGCTAGCAGCGATGCGTACTAAACTTTTTGGCTTTGTTTGGCACGTTGACCATATAATCCCACTGCAAGGTAAACGTGTATCAGGGCTTCATGTTCCGTTAAATATGCAAGTTGTACCTGCTATCGAGAACCGCCGTAAGTCGAATAGTTTTGAGGTGTCGGTGTGACGATCCAACAATCTGTTACTAACAGCTTCACCGAAGAGCAGTACCTAGCGGTACATGACTTTTCTACTGACACGTTTAAGATCGCCCTATATACGTCGGCTTCGGATATCGGCCCGTTGACTACGGCCTATACGGCAGACAATGAGGTTGTCGCGTCGGGATATACAGCGGGAGGTGCAGTGCTTACGGGTGTAGCGGTGATGTCATCCGGCCCCGTGGCGTTTGTCTCGTTCGATAGCCCGTCATGGAGCGCCGCACTTACTGCGCGTGGTGCGCTGATCTATAATGCCAGCAAGAGTAACAAGTCGGTTCTAGTTATTGATTTTGGTGCAGACAAAACCTCCACCACAACGTTTACTGTACCGATGCCCCCCGCCACTGCGACAACGGCACTGCTACGTAGTACCAATCAATAATCCAAGGAGTTCCCATGATTTCCGATAAATCCCAAATCGCAGATGTGGTTAGCAGCGCGGTTACGCGTGGCGGTGCCGTGTCTGATCGGCTTACCGCCAACGGCGTGTTTCATGTCCAGTGCCATGACGCGGACGGCAATCTGAAGTGGGAAGCCGAAACCCCGAATCTGGTGGTCAACGTTGGCCTTCAGGACATGAACACCCAATACTTCAAGGGTTCGGCTTATACCGCTGCGTGGTATATCGGCCTCTGGGGCGCTGGTGCTTCCAATAACCCTGCTGCTGGCGACACTGCTTCGTCGCACGCTGGTTGGACGGAAGTTACGGCCTACTCGCAAGCTACCCGCCCTGCCATCTCGTTCGGTACGGCTACGACGGCCAATCCCTCGGTCATCAGCAACTCCGCTTCTCCTGCCGCGTTCAGCATAAATGGGACTACGACGGTTGGCGGTGCGTTCCTGATTAGTAACAGCACCAAGGGTGGTACGACTGGCGTTCTGTTCTCTGGCTCCGACTTCACCACTCCGGGCGACCGCTCCGTGGTTTCGGGCGATACCGTCAGCGTCACCTATACCTTCAACCTCACCGCCGTCTAAGGAGTAAGTATGGCTACCAAGTTTGCGCGTGGCGAAGTTGTCGAACTCGTCGCACTTATCCCTACCGGCCCCGTGCAGTCGATCCGTATGGACGAAGACGGCAACATCTTTTACCTTGTCGAGTGGACTGATTCGACCGGCGCTGCTCAGACTCGCTGGTTCGCTGAAGATGAGCTTGCGGCAGTAGGGGCATGATGAATGGCCTTTGTCCTTGCAGATCGGGTTCGAGAGACTACATCTAGTACCGGAACCGGGACAGTAACGCTTGCCGGGGCGTATTCCGGCTTCCAAACCTTTGCCGCTATCGGTAACGGCAACTCGACGTATTACGCCATTTTTGATCCGGCTTCTAACGCGTGGGAAGTCGGCATTGGCACTTATACGTCTGCGGGAACTACGCTTTCCCGCGACACGATCCTCTCATCCAGCAACGCTGGTGCAGCCGTTAACTTCGGTGCGGGGGTCAAGGACGTATTCGTTACGCAACCGGCCAGCCGTGTTGAGATCATGGCCGAGAATCCACAATTGACTAGAAGTATTGGGGCTACGGGTAGCTACACACTTCCAGGCGGGTTGATTATTAAATGGGGTATATCAGCTGTTACGACAGGAACTCCGCTTGCTGTAACTTTCGCAACGGCTTTTCCGACCACCACCGTAGCCATAACAACTGGATTTAGCGCCCCTTCAGGCGCTGCGAATACTGCTTATGTCTCAACTTACTCGAACAGTAGCATGACCCTCAATGTGTACGGACTCGCTGGCACATCAAGCGTTCACTGGATCGCCCTCGGCTATTAAGGAGATCAACACATGACCGCAAAAATCACAAATCAGTTATCTTTGAAAGGAGATAGTGTATGTCAGCAAAGATAACAGCATCCGCTGATGGCACCTACGGCAGTCTTGGTGTCGGGGCAAATGAAGCCTTCCGTTTCGGGGCAGACAACTCGGGGCAACTGGCGGGGTTCAGGAACAAGATTATTAATGGTGGGATGCAGGTTGCTCAACGGGGCAATGCCGGTGCAGCACAGACGATTACTGCCGGTGCTGCTTTGGCCTACACGGTGGATCGTTGGTATGCCTACTGCACTGGCGCAAACGTTACTGGTCAGCAGATCACCACTAACGGTTCTGCTCGCTATCGCTTTACCGGAGCAACTTCAAACACTGGTGTTGGTTTTGGCACTCGTCTTGAGGCGGCGAATGTCTATGACTTGGTGAGCAAGTCATGCAAGTTGCAAGTGAAGTTGGCAAGTTCTTCTCTCACCTCAATTACCTGGACAGCGTACTACGCGAATACTGCTGATACATTTGGAACTCTTGCCTCTCCGACCCGCACCCAGATTGCCACTGGTACTTTCACCATTACATCAACAGAAGCAACCTACACCGCAGACATTTCGGTTTCTGCTGGTGCTTACACAGGGATTGAAATCGTCTTTACAGGTGGTGCGTTGCTTGGTTCGCAAACCCTGACGATTGGTGACGTTCAGTTTGAGCAGGGAACAATCGCCACCCCATTCGAGCACCGCCCGTACGGCACTGAATTCCTATTGTGCCAACGTTATACGGTTGTACTGAAAGGGTACTGCCTAGCGGCGCAAGGTTATGGGCTTTATGAAGACGTAAATACAATCTACTACATAATTCCGGGGTTTAATAAGCAGTGTATGCGGGACACCATTACGCTAACTATGGTTGGCGTTCAAGGCACAGATTGGGCAGTGCAAAGTAGCGCAGGTGTAAACCAAACTGGGTTTACCATGTCGTTTGACGGCAATATTATTGTCGGGTCTAAAACATCGCACGGGCTAACTCAGTCTAACCTATCAACGCTTACCGCTAGTGGCGCTGCTGTTTTGTCCTCGGAACTCTAATATGACCTACTTCCTCCTACTCCCCTGCTGGCTGGCGATGGAAATCTTAGGGAAAACTCTCTGGCCGATTCTTCCCATCTTCGCAGTAAATCGCTACGGGCCTGTCGATAACAATAACGGCACCGCTGTTGAGCCGCGTCTTCCTACTTGGCTGGCTTGGTTCGACACGCCCGACAACTCCTTATGGGGCGATACTGGTTGGCGCACGATTCACTGCCCGGACAACTGGAATACGTACAAGGGCATGGCATTGTGGCTACTTCGTAATTCCTCTGTTGGATTCAGCCGTACGGTGCTCGCCCGCACGGTGCATCAGGAAGACATTAAGTGGAGCGGCAACCCGCATATCCAAGCCGACCAGAACATCACGGGCGTCTTCAAGGCCAACGACGGCAAAGGAACGTGGCAGTACAAGCGCGTGTTCCCGCTGTTCGGAAAATATATCGGCTTGAATTTTGGCTGGAACATTGACCCTATGGTGAAGAGCGGAATTGCCGTAGACTCGTGCCATCACAAGGTCGCCGTCAAGATTAAAGACGCTATAGCTCTACAAGCCTAATGTTCTTCGGGTCAGTTACCTTCGCTCAGAGTACCTACGCCGCTGCCGGGGGTAACACCTACAACGTATCGGTCACGGAGAACACGAACGCTACGCAGACTACTGGCGCGGGGCTGAACTTCATTTCCACAGTGTCTGAATCCGCTTCGATTTCCAACACGGTATCTTCGCTCCTTACCTACGGTGCGGCGGTCACTGAAGGTTCTACAGCTTCTGAAGCAGTGTCTTCACTGCTGACCTACCTTGCTTCGGTAACTGAAAACGCAACCGCTGCCGCGACCAATACTGCGTATGTAGTCTTCCCGGTTTCCGTAACCGAGTCCAGCACGCTGTCCTCCACCAACTCTGCTGCCATTACCTTCGCGGTTAACGTATCAGAGGCGGCTAGCTCTACGCAAACTACGGCAGCAGGGCTGAACTACGCGGTTAACATCTCTGAATCGCAGACAATCTCCAGCACCACTAGCGCAGTTGTACCCGTCGTTACAAACATCACTGAAGGCGCTTCGCTCGGAAGCACGATATCCTCGTCGGCTACGTTCCCAGTATTCGTTTCTGAATCAACTACACTCGATAGTTCCACCCAAGCGAGCGTTACGTTCGTAGTCGCTGTGATCGAAGGCGCAACTGCTGTCGATGCTGCATACGCTGGCCTTAACTTCGCAGTTACCATTGCTGAAGGTGCGACGGCGCTCGATACCGTGCTGTGCAAGCCGTACTGGGAAGTTATTGATGACAAGCAGACGGCGGGGTGGGTTTTGGTTGATAGCACTACGGCGCAAACGTGGAGTAATATCGGCACTACGCAGAATCCGGACTGGGTGCTTGTTAATACTGACCCGTTCCTCTAACAGTAAGGAAAACTGATGAGTACATATTCTTCCAACCTGCGCCTTGAACTCATCGGCAACGGTGAACAAGCCGGTACGTGGGGTACCACTACCAACGTCAATCTGGGCACGCTTCTGGAAGGCGCTATCTCTGGCTATGCCACGGTTTCCGTTACGTCAGCCAACCAAGCACTCACTGCTAACAACGGTGCGTCTGACGAAGCGCGGCTTGCGATGTTGCGGCTTACCACTACGACCACGGCAGCGTTCAACGTCTATGTACCGCCAGTCTCCAAGCAGTACGTTATCCGCAACGACACCGCCTACGTCGCCACGATCTATAACTCCACGGTTATCGGTAATACAACTGCTGCGGGTCTTGGCGTAGCTATCCCTGCGGGTAAGATTTACACGGTCTATACGGACGGCACTAACTTCCGCAACGTCGGCGTAGCCAACGCTACTCTTGCGGATACCGCGACTAACGTAGCTTCTGGGGGTATCACCGGCCAAGTAGCTATCGCTAACGGCGGAACTGGTGCGGCTGACGCGGCTACGGCGCGTACTAATCTCGGCCTCGCTATTGGTACTAATGTACCTAGCCCTACGGGAACCGGGGCGTCTGGCACTTGGGGTATCAACATCTCAGGTAACGCGGCAACAGCTACCAGCGCAACGAGCGCAACCACGGCTGGACGGGCTAGACCGCTTCGTGGCGACGGCGTTTCTTGGGACTTAACGTGGTCTAATCCGGGGGGTCAGCCGACGTATTATCTTGGTAGTAGCGATGGTGTTGATGTTCGCCCCTACGCTCTTTCTTCAGCAAGCGTTAACTATGCCAACAGCGCAGGTTCTGCTAATGCGCTGAACGTTGGCAACAACTACACAATCTACAGCCGACTGTTTACAAACCTCAGTGGGCAGTCGATGTACAGTGACGGTAGTAGCATCGGGTTTTTGTCTAACGGCGGGGGCTGGCTGATTCGTACTGATAACTCTGGAAACTTCACCGCCACTGCTAACGTCACAGCTTATTCTGATGAACGCCTGAAGACCAACTGGCGACCGCTTGGTGATGACTTCCTGCATAAGTTGGCCGAAGTTAAATCGGGTGTTTATGACCGTACCGATACCGAAGAGCCGCTGACTCAAGTTGGTGTCTCGGCGCAGTCGCTGCAAGCCGTCATGCCCGAAGCAGTACGTGCCGATAAGGACGGGATGCTGTCTGTCGCTTACGGCAACGCCGCGCTTGCCGCGTGCGTTGAGCTTGCCCGCGAAGTTGTTATCCTCCGCGCAGAGATCGAAAAACTGAAGGCTAAGTAACATGGCGCTCCCCGGTTCCGGAACAATCACAATGGAGATGATCCGCGCCGAGTTTGGCGGCGGGTACCCTATTTCTTTAAGCCAGTATTACCGTAATGGCGGACTAGTAACCAGCAACAATACCAACGTGCCAACCAGCGGCGCTATCAGTCTGTCCAACTTCTACGGCGCTCAGAAGCTCCAGTATTTTCCCGACTCGTTTTACATCAACGGGATGTATCTCTATACGTCCTATATCAACGTATATTTCTACGCGACTGTTACTGTAGCGCACCTCTCTACCGCTACGTTCTCCGGTGCGTCGTCCAATGTGACACTGGAGGCACTAACCAACCCTGCAAGCATCGGGACTACAACTAACTCTTCCGGCGTACCGTGCGAATACTTTGACTTCTATATTCAGACGCGGCGCGGCTGTATGAATGGTAACGATCAAACGCGGTACCAGACGATGCGTATGCGGGCGCTTTCTGGTGGGTATGAGAACTACCTAGTCTCTGATTCCTTCTCGCAGACAGGATGCTAAATGTTCCAACCGTTTCTTGAACTAACATACGACGCCGAAACTAACACGGCACGCTCGATCTACCGCTGCGGCGAAACCGAAGAGCAGACTATCTACGAAGGCACCCGCAACGGGCTGGTTAAGTTCACCCCAGAGACTTGGCCTGAATACGAGCAGAAACTGTATGGCCGTGCTTTACCAGTGATGGTTGATGGGTATGGCTGGATCAAGTACGTGCAGGACGCCGTAGCTATCGGTGTGCCGGAAGCTGTTTATTCGCAGTATCCGTTGCAAGATAAAAACGCGTCGGCTGGCCGCAAGATTTGCTCGATTGTTTATGAGCGTCGGGACTACGAAGGCAACCTGCTGGAGCGCCGTGTTGTATTCGATCAGGAAGACGCCGTTTGGTTGAAGTGGAGTGATGGCACGCTAGATGTGCCGGAAGGTATGTCGGCTATCGACTTCGGCATCGCGTACGCGGATAAGGTCATCGCAGAGCAACGGGCAGCGGAAAATGCGGCGCAAGAAAATCCGGCTACTTCCTGACTGGAAAGATATTCTTCACAAAGCGTGGAGCGTACGGGTACTGGCTGCGCTGGCTGTCCTTGATTTCGTTACCGCTGCGATGCTGCTGTTCGCTGACGGGGCGTTCGCCATGCTGATCGCTGATAATACTGGCGCAGTCATCGCCGCGCTCGCTGCGAAGAGCGTCCTTAGCATGGTGGGTATCTGGCTCCGCGCTTGCGCCCAACATGAAGCTGAAGAAGCTGTAGATGAGGTACACGCACATGGATGACCGCGCTAAACGAATTGCCAAGGTTCTCGCCATCGCTACGTCGCTGGCCGTTCCGGCAGAAGGTCTTAGGCAGTACGCGTACTACGACCCTCCGGGTATTTTAACGGTGTGCTACGGCCATACGGGTGGTGTAGTTAAGGATAAGAAGTACAGCCTAGACGAGTGCAAAGGACTGCTGAATGAGGACATGCTTAAAGCGGTCGAACAGGTCGAACGGTGCCATCCGGGCTTACCAGAAAATGTCCATGCTGCGTTCGCGGACGCCGTATATAACCTCGGGCCTCGCGTGGCTTGCGACTCGACAGCATCGCGGTACTTGGCTCGTGGCGAGGTTGAAAGCGCGTGTAAGGAGCTTCCGAAGTGGAACAAGGCACGCGTCGGTGGAGTTCTCGTCCCGCTCCCCGGTCTGACTAAACGCCGTAATGCGGAGATGATGCTATGCCTATCCTAGCCCCGTTCTACCCGATCATTATCGCCTTCCTTATCTGCACCAACGGCATCGCCGGGGTGATGTGGATCGTCAAGTCCAAGGACGCCACTAGCTACAAGTCGCAGTTGGAAGCGTGCAAAGCTAGGCACCAAGCGTTCGTGGATCAGGTAGAAGCGCAAGGCAAGATCGCTGAAGCTAAGGCAAAACAAGTTGAAGCAGAGAACAGGAGAATCGCTGATGAAACCGCTAAAGGTTGGGCTGCTGCCCTTGATGTTGTTCGTGCTGACATTGATCGTCGGTTGCGCCTCGCCGCAGCCCGTGGAAGTGCCAGTAGCAGTCCAGTGCCCAGCACCTCCGGAGGTACCGTCCGAATTGATGACCCCACCGAAAGCCCTCTACCTCCTCCCGAAAGAATCGTTGCCGACTGCGCCGAAGACGTACTGAAGCTGGCGTGGCTGCAAGACTTCGTTCGCAGGGTAGCCAAAACAAAGTATCCTTAGCACGTGCAACGTGAGGAGCGGCTATGCCGTTACAGAAACTTCAATTCAAGCCGGGAGTTAACCGGGAATCCACTTCGCTAGCTAACGAAGGCGGCTGGTTCGAGTCCGACAAGGTGCGGTTTCGTTCCGGCTATCCAGAGAAAATCGGCGGCTGGACTAAAGACGGCGGCACTACTTCTTCTACGCTGAAGCCTACGCTCGGCTCATTTTGGGGCATCTGCCGCAGCCTGTATAACTGGCTGAACCTTGCTGGGTATAACCTGCTCGGCCTCGGCACCAACCTCAAGTATTACATCCAGAACGGCCCCGGTGGTAATTTCTACGATGTCACACCAATCCGTGAAACAACGGCGGCTGGTGGAGTCACGTTCTCTGCAACCAACGGCTCTAATGTAATTCTCGTCACTGACCCCGGCCATAACGCGCAGACGGGCGACTTCGTTACGTTCAGTGGCGCTGCTGGTCTTGGCGGGAACATCACCGCTGCGGTACTCAACCAAGAGTTCCAGATAACGTACGTAAGCTCCTCTACGTATAACATCACAGCTACGGCTACAGCTAACGCGTCCGACATCGGCAATGGTGGCGCTTCAGTTGTCGGGGCGTATCAAATTACTACTGGTTCCGACATTTATACGGTTGGTGTGGGCTGGGGTGCTGGTGGTTGGGGCGGTGTCACTACGGGATATGCGAGTACAGGTTGGGGCGTACCAGCACCGGCTGGTATCGGCATCGGGGTACAGCTTCGCTTGTGGAGTTCAGCCAACTTCGGTGAGCAACTCATCATCAACCCGCGCAACGGCCCGCTGTACCTGTGGGCTGTCGATTCCAACCCGAACATCTTCAATCGTGCCCAGCAGCTTATCAGCACCAACCTGAATACCCAGAACAGTATCCAATACTGGAATACGGACTCGTCTTGCCCTACGGTGAGCGGGCTGGTGCTTGTTTCGGATACCTCCCGGTTTGTCATCGCTTTCGGTTGCAACGATATCGGTTCGTCTATTCAGGACAAGCTGCTCATTCGTTGGTCTGACCAAGAAAACTACAAGGTTTGGTACCCGCAGATTACGAATCAGGCTGGCAGTTACCGCCTTAGTTCGGGGTCAAAAATCGTTTCGGCCATTCAAACCCGTCAGGAAATCTTGGTGTTTACTGACGCGGCTATCTATTCCATGCAGTACATCGGGCCTCCCTACGTCTGGCAGCTTCAGATCATGGGCGACAACATCTCAATCATTAGTCCGAATGCCGCAGCCACTGCGAACAACGTCACCTACTGGATGGGCGTTGATAAGTTCTATATGTACTCAGGCCGTGTCGAAACGCTGCCTTGCACCCTGCGCCAATACATCTTTGACGATATCAACCTCGACCAGAGCTATCAGGTGTTTGCGGGTACGAACGAAGGTTACAACGAAATCTGGTGGTTCTACTGCTCGGCTAACTCTACGACGGTGGATAGGTATGTCATCTACAACCATCTGGAGCGCACTTGGGCGCACGGCAATTTGCCGCGTACTGCTTGGAAGGATAGTTCACTTCGCCAGAACCCAACGGCTGCTGGCTACGATGGGCAGTTGATCTACCATGAAGACGGCAACGACGACGGCACGGTTAACCCCCCAGCGCCTATCTCCGCGTACATTCAATCCGCTGACTTCGATATCGGTGACGGTCACAACTTCGGGTTCGTGTGGCGTCTGATCCCCGACATTACGTTCGATGGCTCTACGATCAACCGCCCGTCAGCCAAGTTCACTGTCTGGCCTCGTCAATTCCCCGGCACCAACTACGGGCCGGAAGGCAATCCGACTGTCGCCAGTACGCAGAACTACCAATTCCAGCGTGAGTACATCGTGCAGCAGTTCACGCCGCAAGTATATGTTCGGATTCGTGGTCGCCAGATGGCGTTCCGTGTCTCGTCTGATGAGCTTGGTACGTCATGGCAGTTGGGTGCCTCGCGTATCGACATTCGCCCGGATGGTCGCAAGTAATCATGGCTAACGCATACGTTGCTGAACGCCTGACTTTTACCAAAGCGCCTCGCCTACCGGCAGCGCCGCAGGAGTACGCGGCTCAATACCAAGAGCAGTTCAGCAACATCCTGCGCCTGTACTTCAACCAGATCGACTCTACGGTATCTACGCTGCTGGGGCCACGGGGCGGCAAGTACCTAGACTTCCCTTACTGTGCGGCGTTCGATACGACCAACCAGTATGCTGGATCACCGACGATCCCATACCCTATGCGGTTTAACTCGGTGACGAACGCCAACGGCGTTACGGTCATCCCTTCTGTCGCTGAGTTTATCGGCTCCATCTCCGGTACGACGCTTACGGTTACGTCGATCACTGCTGGGCGGCTTGTGCCGGGGCAGAACATTACGGGTACAGGTGTAGCCGCCAACTCGTACCACTACTTGCAACTTAGTTCTACTTCGCCGGATGTGTTCTCGGCTACGTACGTCAGCGGCGGTGCGGCGGGGCAAGCCAAAGTTGTTCTTAGTTCAGTAACAGGGATTGTTGCGCGTATGTTTGTCGCCGGTACCGGCGTGCCAGCCAATACACGGGTTATCTCGGTAAACTCCCTGACGAACGAGATCGAGCTTAACGCCAACTTCACGGTGCAAGCCTCGGGCACCTACACGTTCAAGAACTTTGGTTACACCGGCACCTATGCGTGCGAGCCATCCCAGACGGTTGCCAGTACGGCAATGGTCAGCACCAGCTATTCCACGGCGCAGGTGGCGCAGTCTGGCATTTACAATATCCAGTTCAGTATTCAGTTCACGAACACGGATAACGTAGCCCACGATATAGATATCTGGGTGGTAAAGAACGACGCCAACCTTGCTGACTCCAATAGTCGCTTTACGGTACCTGCGCGTAAGTCTGCTAACGAGTACGGGCACTTGATTGCGTCCCTTAATATTTTTGTCGAGCTAAATCCTAATGACACGTTACAGCTTGTCTGGCGCTCGGAAAGTCCGTTGACATTCATGGAATACATCCCAGCGCAAGTTAACCCGATGCGGCCCGCTACACCGTCAGCTATCGCTACGCTGACCTTTGTTTCAACGTTGCCGATGTAGTGCTAACATTCGATTAAGTAAAGGAGTTTTATTATGAGCGGTATGGAACCTGTCCTCATTGGTGCAGCACTAGGTGGCGTAGGCTCGGCTGTGCAAGGTGGTAATCCGCTTGAGGGTGCGCTGCTTGGTGGTGTTACTGGTGGGCTTGGAAGTGCGCTTTCGGGCGCTGGCGCTAGTGCGCTTGCTTCTGCTACGGATGCCGCCGCAGGTGAGGCACTTCCCGGCTTGCTGGCGAACCAAGGACTTAGCGCAGTCGAACCTGCCGCTATAGATTGGGCCGCACTCGGTGCGCCTACAGCGTCGCCTGCACAGTTTGCGGGGCAGGTTCCTCTAGGGGCAGATATCGGTAACTTGTCCTCTGCGGTGCCCCAACTCCCGTTCACTCCTCCCGCTGCTTATACACCGTCTGTGGATATGGCCGCTGTTGCGCCTCCAGTTCCCGGAGCACAGATTGCTGGAGCAGGTAATTTCCCGTTTGCGGAGGACGCAGCGAAGTCTTCTAGCGGGTTTGGTGACTGGGCTAGCGAGCAAGGTGGTAAAGCGTGGGATTGGGCCAAAAAGAACCCACTACCCGCTGCGACTCTCGGTATTGGCGCGCTGTCCATGCTGTCTCCGCAGCCTACGGTCCCCGGCACTACTCCCTACCAAAGCTCGTTTGACCGTAACAAGTTCAAGCCGAGCCTTCCGCAGAACGCTGTGTATACGCCGCGCTACGCCGCTGACGGTGGCATTATGAATCTGAGTGGCAGCGACGACTACCAGAACGACGGTGTTTATGCTGCTGCGGCTGGCGGTCAAATGATGGCTTCTGGGGGCATCTCGTCGCTGGGCGGCTACTCGGACGGTGGCCGGATGCTGAAAGGTCCGGGCGATGGCATGTCTGATTCTATTCCTGCTTCTATTGCTGGTAAGCGGCCTGCTCGACTGGCTGATGGGGAGTTTGTGGTTCCTGCTGATGTAGTGTCTCATCTCGGCAATGGCTCTACTGATGCTGGCGCCAAGCAGCTTTACTCGATGATGGACAAGGTGCGTAAGGCCCGTACTGGTACGACCAAGCAAGGCCGTCAGATTAATCCCGGCAAGTACCTGAAGGCTTAAGGAGCAGACCATGAGTGGTGGCGGATCAAAAATGGCGATGGATATGATGAAAGGCGTGGCCTCGGGCTTGGGTACGAGCGCGCCTACGAGTGTCGCCTCTCTCCCTTCAAATCCCGGTACGGCTACACTTGTTGATACCGGTGCAACGCCGCCTAGCGGCTCTCGCCCAATTGGGCCGACGCAGTTTTACCAGCCGGTTTACCAGCCGTCGTACCAAAACTACCGCCTTCCGGGTACGCCCGACGTAGCGGCGTACGGTGTGAACATGCCTAACCCGCTGGCGTATCAGCCGCATAACTTCCAGCCGACCATGCCTACCGCGCAGCAAGCTATGGGGTCACTCCCGCAGGGGCTTCCAGCAGAAGTCGCTAATCAAGGCATCGCCGCACTTCAGTCCCAGCAGAAATGACGCTTACAGTTAAGGTAGTAGAACCCGCGTTCGTTCAACAGGCATGGCCTGTCGTTGAGCAATATATCGTTGCGGCTATCAAGAAGGGTGCGGACTTCCCGGAAGAGTACCAAGACTACACCGTTGACCATGTGCGCGGGTTCTTGGCTTCGGGTCAGTGGGTGCTGATCGTCGCGGTGGATGAAGAAGATAAGGTACAAGGTGCGGCTACGCTTTCGTTCTTTAACTATCCGCTGCACCGCGTAGCGTTTGTTACTACGATGGGCGGACGCTTTGTGACCGGCACTGAAACTGCTGAGCAACTGAAGCAGCTTGTGAAGACTTACGGGGCTACGAAGATTCAAGCCTATGGCCGTGCATCAATGGTGCGGCTGCTGCAACAGAAAGACTTTCAGGTTCGCAACACGCTCGTTGAGATGCTGGTCTGATTATGCTCTGCATGGCGACTACCCCCGGAGCCAAGCAAATCGCGCTGGATGTTCTGCACCGTGAGATAGGGTTGCAGTCTAGCGGTGATTTCGAGGCGCTGCTGTGGGTAAGCCCCGAGAACGAAATCGAGTGGGTGGTCGGCTATACTGGATTTATAGGCTACACCTGCCAAGCGAGTATGGTTAACGTGGGCGGTAAATACTGCCCTAAAGAGTTGTTGTTCGCAGCGTTTGATTATCCGTTTAATTATCGAGGCCGACAGAAGGTGCTTGGTATTGTTAATAGCCTGAACACTAAAGCACTTGAGTTTGATAAACGCATCGGGTTTAAGGAAGTTTTCCGGTTCGATGCTATGCACGATGATGGCGGCGACCTTATCATTATGGAAATGAATAAAGACGACTGCCGTTGGATTAAAGGGCGCAAAAAATGAGCATCTACAACTTTAAGCAACTGCGGCATCAAGGCGCGGCCAATCCGTTCATGTCGATGGCGAACAAGGGCAAGGGTGGCGGCAGTAGCGGCCCGACCCAGTCCAACGTCACGCAGACGAACATTCCTGAGTACGCTCGGCCCTACGTCGAGAATATGCTGGGTACTGCGCAGCAGCAAATTTATCAAACCGATTCCAGCGGCGCGGTCACGGGCTTCAACCCATACGTTCCTTACAGCGCCAACCCTGCGGATTATGTAGCGCCATTCAGCCCCCTGCAACAACAGGCACAAGCGGGCGCAGCTAACCTCCAAGTTCCGGGGCAGTATGACTACGCTTCTGCGCTTACTGGTGCGTCTGGTATGGGCGCTCTCGGCTCTGCTGGAACGGCATTACAGTATGGTGATATTGGCGCTGGTTATGGTGCTCAAGGTGCTGGTTATGGTGCTCTTGGTTCGGATTACGGAAATCTAGGCGCTATGTACGGCGCAGCGGGCGCGTCTATGGCCCCTCAAGCGCAGCAGCTTGGTATGCAGGGCGCGAACGCCCAACGTATGTATGAGCATAAAGCTACGTCGCCGTACCACATGCAGCAGTTCATGTCGCCGTACATGCAGGATGTTGTCGATGTGGGCAAGCGTGAAGCCACGCGACAGTCCGAGATTCAGCGCAACCAGCAACAAGCCCAAGCCGTTCAGTCTGGTGCCTACGGCGGATCACGCCAAGCCATCGTTGAAGCAGAACGTCAGCGCAACCTCGGCACGCAGCTTAACGACATTCAGACGCAGGGTTTGCAGCAAGCCTACCAGCAAGCACAACAGGCGCAGCAGTTCGGCGCGGGCCTCGGTCTTCAAGGTGTTCAGGCTGGTCTGCAAGGGCTGGGTCAGGCAGGGTCGCTCTACGGTATGGGCATCCAAGGCGCTCAGTCTGGTATGCAGGGTGTCGGCATGGGCATCCAAGGTGCTCAGGCCGGGATGCAGGGTGCGGGGCTTGGTTTGCAGGGCGTCGCGGGTGCGCAGGCTGGCTACGGCCAAGCGGGTACTCAGGGTCAAAATCTGGCAAATATTGGCACGCAGCAGCTTGGTGCGCAGCAAGGCATCCTGAATCTCCAGAACCAGTTCGGTCAGCAGCAGACGCAGCAGCAGCAGGACATCATCAACAACGCGATCAATAACTACGCGATGGCGCAGCAGTATCCGCAGCAGCAGTTGTCGTTCATGAACTCACTGATCCGTGGCTTGCCAATGCAGTCTTCCACCACGCAGTCTTATCAAGCTGCGCCTAGCGGTATATCGCAACTGGCTGGCCTCGGGTTGGGTGCGTATGGTATGTCGCAGATTGGCAAGAAGAAGGGCGGCAGAATCAAAGAGTCGGACGGCATAGACAAGCTCGGCCTGTACAACGCACTGAACGGTTAAGGGGAACACCATGAGTCTTCGTGAACAGATGCTGCAAAAAGTCGCGTTCGCTCCTGAGAAGTTTTCTCTTGAGCAGCTTAAGCGCGGAGTGCAGGACGGCACTATCCCGGCGTATATCGGGGTTCCCGCTATTCAGGAGCGCATGAAGCTGGCGCAGCAAGCGCAAGCAGCCATGTCCGGCCAAGCTCCGCAACAGGTGCCCATCGCGCAGCAGATCATGCAGCAAGCACAACAGGCTGGCGTCGAGCAGCTTCCATCTAACCTACCGGCTGAAGGCATGGCTGGTGGTGGCATCGTTGCGTTCGCTGGGCCTGACGGGTCACTGGTTTCTGATGATGAGGTTACGTTTGACGAGTATGGTGTCCCGCGCCCGTCGAAGCGGTTTCTGGAACAAGCCAAGGCACCCACGAAAAAAGCTGCTCCATATCAGCCGCCGTCTGATCTTCGTAGCATGTGGGATCGTATTACCAACTACTACCAAAGTCCGTCCTCTCTGGAAGGTGTCCAGCGCAACGTAGAAGGAACCCTGCAAGCTGTCTCGCCCGTCCTTCCCGGTATCAAGGGCGTGTCGGCTATGGCTCCTTCGACGGGCTTAGGGCTTCGCAGGGTGCTTGAAGTGCCCGCATATGCTGGTGCCGCCGCTGAAGCTGGCAAGGTCGCTGCGCGGGGTAAAGCCCCATCAACCGCAGCCCCCGTTGAGCAACCGCCTCGCGCGCCCGAAGCCCCTGCCCCCGCTGCGGAACAACCTGCGCCCTCCCCTGAACCGGCTCCCGCCCCTGCTGGCATCGACAAACTGGTTACTTCTGGAGAAGCTCCGTTCGCACCAGATGAGGTTTTCCGTCGTCTGACTATCGGGCGTGGAGAACTGCCCACGATGAACTACTCCAAGACTGAGGCCAACATTGCGGAGCGCCGCAAGGGTCTTGAGCAGGATAAGCGTGATGCTACCGGCGAAGCACTCATGGCTGCGGGCTTTGCAATGATGGCTGGTACGTCGCCATACGCACTCACTAACGTGGGTGCAGGTGGCATTGCGGGCCTTAAGCAATACATGACCGGTAAGAAGGATATCTCTGATCTCGAGAAAGATATCATGTCTGCCGAAGCCAAGATGGAAGACGCCAAGAACAATCAGGAGTGGAAGAAGTACGAAGCCGCGCAGAATGATTTGGCGCTTAAGACCGGTATCTGGAAAACGATGGCTACCATCACCGGAGAGAATGAGCGTGCGCGTATGTATTCTGCCGCACAATCAACCGCGATGGAACGTGCACTAATGTCCGAACGAGGGAAAACCCTTAGAGCAGAAATGGACGAAGTGGCTAAGGAACTCAAAGCTCTCACTATCGCGGGAACCCCGATGAACAAGCCAGAAGCCGAGCGGCTTCGCGCCCGTTATGCGTCCTTGGAGCAGCAGTTGTACCGTGAGCTTGGTATGTCCGGCGTTACTCCAGCGAGTGCCGGTGCGCCGAGTAACATTCCCCCGTATAACCGTAGTAAAGTAACGCCCCAATAACCGCATAACTAGGGCTGCTCCAAATGGCACAGTACGAATACCCGGAAACCCACGATAAAGTTCTTAAGCGGGAAAGCGGCGGTAGGGACTACGACGCGCAGGGTAATCCACTGCGCTCATCTGCGGGTGCGCTGTTTGGTATGCAGGTGATGCCGGGAACTGCGGGTTCTCCGGGGTTCGGTGTGATGCCCGCACGGGCAGCAACGGCGGAAGAATACAACCGCGTAGGACATGAATATCTGGACGCTTTGATGCGCAAGTATCAGGGCGACGAACGCCTAGCCATGATGGCATACAACTGGGGTCCGGGTAACGTAGATAAGTGGATTCGCAGCGGGGCTGACCCCAGTGCCGTACCCGCAGAAACCCGAAAATACGTCAGGGGTATCGGTAATGCAGAGCCGCTATCCGCGAAACTGCCGCAGCAAGAAGTAGAGCGCAAGTACAGCGTCGAGACTCCTTCAGGCCGCAAATACACGGTGCAAGCCATCTCTCCGGAAGTGGCGTGGGCGTGGGCCAACCAGTACGAGCAAGAGGAAGACGCGAGGAAGGCGCAGCGTCCGGGATTCTTCAAGTCTTTCGGGGAAGGTGTAGAGAGCACCACTAAAGGTGCGTATGAAGCTGGTCGGCTTGCCATCAGTCCGGAAGACGCTGCTCGTGAGCAGAAGATGGTCGAGGAAGCGCAGAAGCCGCGCTACACTACGGAAGGCTTTATCAACCCGTTCAAGGCTGGGCGCTACGGGGAAGGTATCAGCGAATTACTGGGCTATGCCAAGCAGACGGCTGGCGAGTCTCTCGGTGCTATGGCTCCGGCGATGGCTGCTGGTAGCGCGGCTGCGGCAGCTACACCGCCTGTCCTCCCAGTCGTCGGCCCGTTCGCTAAGCCGGTTGTCGGCGGCATCGCCACGTTGGGTGCGCTTGCTGCTGGGCAGTTTGGCTCTAACGTACAGCGTCAGGCGGTAGAGCGCGAAGCAGCACGGCAAGCGGGGCAGACCCCACAAGAGTTCCAGTTCGGGCGTGCGGGCACCGCCGCAGTCGGACAGGGTGCGCTCGACATGATTACGCTGCGCGCCGCAGGGCTTCAGAAGCTATTTGGCTTTGCTCCGGAGAAAGCGGCGTCTATCGCTAGCAAGGAGTTGGCACAAGAAGGCGTACTCAAGTCGCTGGGTATTGGCACTGCACGTACTGCTGCTGCGGAAGTCCCAACCGAAGTTAGCCAGCAAGCCCTTGAACGTTGGCAAGCTGGACTGCCCTTAGAAGGTAGCGAGGCAGTCAAAGAGTATCGGGATGCTGCTATCGGTGCGGGTATCCTGTCGCCGTTGTTCGGTCTGCCGGGGCGTCGCATGGAGGTCGGTGGTGCGCGTCGTCAACTCGCGGAACAGGAACAGGCCGCTGCCGCTGCACAAGCCGCGCAAGCCGCCCAAACACCGCAGGTGCCGCAACCCGTCGAAGCACCCCAAGCAGCACAGGCTGCACTGCAAAACGCAGAAGTAGCCGCAGGCGCGTCGGAAGCCGCACAAACTGCGACTGGTGACTTCCTTACCAAGCTCAATACCGTTGAAGGCATTGATGACGTTCTCGGCAACCTGAACACCTACTTCAGCGCCGCCACGCCTAAAGAGCGTGCAGAGTTCGCCAAAGACCTGAAGGCGATGCGCAAGGATTTGGTTGCTAAACAGGCTAGCGAAGCGAAGATGGCTGAGCAGTCAGCGTTCGCAAACGCGCCGCTCAATATGTTCGGGGAACCGGCTATCGAGGGTATGCAGCCTAGAGAGCAGGAAGTCGCTCAACCGGAAGAAGTCGCTCCCGTAGTTGCTCCTGAGCAGCAGACGCTCGGCCTCGAAGAACCACTTCAGCCGCTGCGGTTCACCAGCGATTTGCTGCGCCAACTCAAGATTCCCAAGAACTCCCGCGTGTATGCGAACCTGCTTGACCGGGACATTCACGATCCTGCTGATCTGGCAGCGATCAACACCGTGCTGGATAACAGCGTCTCGGACAAGAGCAGTGGCGATTTCATCAAGAAGATCGAAGCGATCCGTGCGCTCGTAGCGCAGGAGCAGCCACAAGCTAAACCCGCAGAAACTGTCGCACCGGAAGCCGCAGAGCAAGCCGCACCTGAAGCCGAAGCCCCCGCACCTACGGAAGTGGTTAGCGAAGAGCAGATCACCGCGCAGCAGGAGAAAGTCCGTAAGGACGCGGAGTGGATGCAGCGTCTGGCTGAACAGAATGCGCTTAACGAAGCGCAGAAAGCGTTTGAGGCTAATCGCAACGCGGAAGCCAAGGCGAAGCTAGATAGTGTGTATGCCGCCATACAGGAAGCCAACCGCGCCCGTGCTGAACAGCGTGCCGCAGAACGTGCCGCCGCTAACGGGTGGGGTGAAGCCGAGCGCCAGAAAGCCCTAGACGAAGAGTTTATCGTTGAGGATACGCGCAATAAGGAAGCGTTCGCAGAGGCCGCTGCGGGTACGCAAGGTGAGCTTACGGGTATCGGTGCTCAACCTGCTGATGTGGATAACGCACCGTCGCTGAAGACGCTCCTTGAGCACTATATCGCCGCACGCGAACAGGCCAATGTTAGCCCCGGTGCGAACTACGCCATGCGTGACATCGAGGACTTGGCGAAAGAACTGTACGGACGCAAGTGGGCTAGTGCAAAATATGAAGCGTTGATGCGGCAGACGAAACCCCGCCAAGCCGCGCTTGATTTTGAAGGAGCCAGCCGTGAAGAAGCTACCAGCGGTGCGGATACTGTCGGATTACCGGAAACTGGAACTGACGGACAAGCAGGTGAGCCTAGCGTGGCTATGGCTGAGCAACCCGGAGTCGGACAACCCGCCGAAGGGACTGCGGCACCTGTTGCCGGAGGAGTGGGAGTTTCTGAGCAACCTGCTGGTGAACCAGATGCACGAGAAGCAGGAAAGCAGCCTGCACTAGAGACTGATCCAGCAGCACTCGTACGTAAGCTCCAAGCAATCAGCACTTCCGAAAAGAACTCTGATCTGGGCAAGCGTGCCCGTATGCACCTTCAGCGCGCTGCGGTCGGTGGCAAGAACGAGATGGATGCTGCGGTTGCGTTCCTCGCGGACTACAGCGAGGCCAAGCGTGGAGCCAAGGTGCAGGAAGCACTGGACAAGTCGGCAGCGCGGGATGCCGCAGTTGCGTGGAAACGCATGGCCGAGAAGGGTGCTCCAGAATGGACGGCTCTATCTGACGCTCAGCGTGCGGAATGGACGGAGCTTAATAAAGCCAACCGCGCTTCTATGCACGAAGCGAACCGTATCATGGGTAAGCCGCAGCCCAAGGCCAAGTCCGCTCTCGCTAAAGAACTCAAGGCCGCAGCCGCTGAAGTAGAGAAGGAAGCTACTCAGACTGAAAAGACTCTGGACGATTACGAGAAGGAATACGCTGCCGAGTTGGATCGTGACGAGCCGCGCCAGCGGGTGCTGGACGCACTGGAGCGCAAAATTCGTGCGCTGTCACTCAAGCGTAGGGCGCTGACCAAGGCTGAACTGGAGGCTGAAGCTGCCGTTCCGGAAGGCGAAGAAGTGCCGACCACTGTTGCAGAAACTAACTGGGAAGCCACGCACAAGCTGCTGAAGGACGAGAATACTCTGGGCGATGCGCTCAATACGCTGCTGCGTGAGGGCAATCTGGAGCCGGATCAAAAGGCGCTGGTTACTGCACTGCTGCGCAGCAAGTCCGTACAAGGTGCGTCGTTCTCCGTTGTCGCGGAAGACAAGTTTAGCGAAGGCCGCATCCAAGGTGGCGGGTACAACCCGGCCATTAACATGGTTCGGCTGTACAACAAGGGCGGCACCGTCGCTCTGCTGCATGAGGCTGTGCACAGCGCGGTCTATGGCTCACTTGCTACGGACACTGCGTTCCGTGCGCAGATCATGGAGTTGTACGAAAAAGCTAAGGCGCAGATTGATATAGATGCGTACGGGCTGACCAACGTGCAAGAGTTCGTCGCAGAAGCCTTCACCAATACCACGTTCCAGAAGTCCCTCGCCTCGCTGAGCAGCACGGGTAACGTAGCCACTACGCTGAACAACTTGTGGAGTAAATTTGTAAGTGCAATTCGCAATCTGCTCGGCCTCCCGGAAACGAACGTCACGCTGCTGGACGATGTGATCTCCGCAGTCGCTCCGCACATGACCCGTGAGTTCACGCCTGTGTTTGAGCCGGAAGCCGCAGCAGTTATCCCCGCAGCTACGCAAGCAATCCTCGACGCCAGCGCACCGCAACAGCGGACTGCCATGCAGCAACTGCTAGCACATACCCAAGGCGCAACCAGCCTCGGCACTGCCAATGCGTTCACTGACGGTATTCTCAAGGCGCGTACGGCGATCATGGACCGTCACGCAACGGTGGAGCATCGGTTCACATCCATGTTTAACGGCGCGGTGCGTACTGCGCTGGGCAAGGTCAATCCGATCATCCAACTGCGTCAGGCTGAAGATGTGCAGAAGATGATGCTGGAGTTCTTCAAGCAGGGTTCTGTCGTATTCGACCAAGCAAACAAGCTGTGGCGCGTGACTACGGACGCCAATGTTCCGCCTCCGGCAGCGGTTTACGATCTGGTGCAGCAGTGGGCGAAGCAGCAAGGCAAGAGCTTTGAGAAGGCCAAGTACGAGGCAGGGCGCATCCTTGAAGCGTTCCGTCTGTACAACCTCCGTCTGGCTGACTCCAGTGTGCTCTCGCATATGTCCAATGCCGAAATCGACGCGCTGGTGGCTGTGTATAACGCCGACCCGCTGCTCCAACAGATGACCGCGCACATGGACAAGTCGCGTATCGCGATGGTCAACCACATGGAAGCTGTCGGACGCCTTACGCCTGAGATGGCTGCGGAGTGGCGCGATGTTGTCGGCTACGTTCCGTTTGATCGTCTGTCCGGTATCGACGGTGTGGAGAGCATCCTGCGTAGGCCGCACAAGCGTACGGGTAAGGGTCTTGCTCAAATCGGCAAGCTGCCAGAGCTTATCGGCTCCCTCAACCGTCCGGTGAAGAACTCGTTCGACAACTACATCAACACGATGGGGTGGATGCTGACCCAGACGGTGCGTACAGATGCCGTGCGTTCGACGCTCTCGGAGCTTCAGCAGATTGGTATGGCACGGGATGTTGGCTCTTCGCAGCCGCACACGGTCAGCCCGGAGCGTATCGTCAAGACCTACATTGGTGGCGAAGAACGGTTCTTCGAGTTGCCTACCGCGTACGATGCCGCAGCGTTTAACGACCGCAGCACTCCGCTGCCGACCATCTTTAAGTGGATGTCGCAGATTTCCCACGTGCTGCGTACGACGATCACAGCGGTTCCGACCTTCTCCGCGAAGCAGATCGTGGAAGACGTACAGCGTGCGGCTATCTACTCCGGTGTTAAGGATGTGGGCAAGCTCACGCGCTACGCTCTGCGTAACTTCAAAGAACTGAGCATGGCGGAAATCACGGGCACTACGCACCCGACGATGCAACAGTTTGGGGAAATCGGTCTGACCGGTGAGTTCGACTGGATGAACAACGACCCTGCGGCCTCCCTTGCCCGTGACCTCGGGTTCGAGAAGCGGCATCTGCTCGGATCGACCAAGCTCGGGAATCTACTGCATAAACTGGATGGGATTACTCGTTCGTCCGACCTTGCTATCCGTAAGGCGATTTACGACGTAACGATGGAAGAGAACAACAACGATATGTTGTTGGCACAGACTCGCGCACGGGAAATCATTAACTTCCGTAGGCGTGGCGCTGGGGATAGAGCGGGCGTGCTGAACATCATGATTCAGACGGTGCCCTTCTTTAATGCGTACTTGCAAGGTCTGGATAACCTGTACCGTGCCGCAACCGGTGTGAACGCTTCGTCCAGCATGAACAAGAAGATGGCTGCGCGGTTCTTCATTGGCCGCGTGGGTACGCTTGCTGCCATGTCCACCATGTACGCAATGATGGGCGGCGGTGACGATGAAGCCTACGACAAGATGGCGCTCGATAAGCGCGACAAGTCTTGGGTGCTCGGTGGGGGTGTTGTGCTGCCGGTGCCGACTGAAATCGGAATCATCTTCAAGGCGCTGCCGGAGCGTGTGTGGGAATACTTCCGCCGCGCAGGTACTCCTGAAGAACAGACTGCTTCCGAAGCGATCACCAGCTACATGCGTGCTGCTGCCGATACCTACGCTGGCCGCTTGATTCCGTTGCCGCAAGCCATGCGCCCGTTCGCAGAAGTCATCACCAACCACTCGTTCCTGACCGGACGCCCGATTGAAGGCATCCACCAGAAGGAGCAGCTTGACCGCTACAAGGTCAACAGCACTACGTCGGAACTGGCACAGGCAGTGGCTAAATACACCCACGCTACGACCGGCCTCGACATTTCTCCGCTGAGCGTGGACACGGTGCTGAACGGCTACTTCGGTACGACTGCTGCGCTCGTGACGGCTACGACGGATGCCATGTTGAATCCTGACAAGCCTGACCGTCCGATGCACAAGATGGTTGGTCTGGCCTCGTTCACCTACGATCCGGTTGGTACGCGCCCCGCCAACGAGTTCTACGATTTGCGCGAAGTGACTGCCAAGACCACGGCTACGTTCAATGACCTGAAGATGAAGAATCCGATGGAGGCGGTGGAGTTTGCGAAGGAGCATCAGGCTGAGCTATACCTGAACACTGCGGTCAACGAAACGCTGCGCCACCTGTCGGAAACCCGTAAGTATCGTGATTGGCTCAGTACGGAAGCCGCTGCGCAGCAGATGAGCAGCCAAGAGCGTGCCGACAAGATCGAGGAAGTGCGCCGCATGGAACAGCAGTACGTTCAGTGGGTGCGCTCAGCGAAGCACATGCTGGGGCTTTAGTAGACTCGCCAGATGCGGGCACCGTATATGTCGTACTCGCATCTGGATACTACCTCGAACTCATGCCCGAAGTAGTTGGCGGCGTGGCGTAGCGCCCTACGCACGGTAGGTGCAGTCGCTAACGTAGGAATAAAAAAGGAAGCTCCCGGCGTGAGAGCTTCCCAGTGGATGTAGTACAGGACTCCATCTACGTTAAGGAACCGTACTTTGTCAGGGACTGTTCGTACTGCCAAAGGCATCAGGCAAGCTCGCAATCTTGGAACCGTCGAAACAGTAGCAGCGCACCGAAGGAACCGCCATGTTAGCGACCATCCCTGCGGCAACGCGCTTCGGCCTAGTGTAGCTAGTGCCGTCCTTCTCCTGCCAAACCTTCAGCACCCCAGCAGAAGCCATACCCTTGATCGTCTGCGCGATATTGAGGCGCTGCTCCGTGAGGAACACGTTGAAGTCGCGGCTAGGAATCCAGATCAGCTTCGTATCCAGTTCGTACCGGTAGCGCAACGGGCCGCGCGGCAGCATGTTAGGTGCAGTGGGGAGGCCACCAGCCGCAGGTGCATTATGCACAGCCAGAGCGCCGTTCGTGTTCTCAGCGAGATACATACCGAGTGCTTGGACGCAAGCCGTGTGATCTTCCGGAGGAATGTCGATAAGGCCCAACTTGTTAGCGATTGAACCGGCCACAAAGAGTGCGGCCAGCAGCGCCGAGTAGTACCGATCAGCAGAGTCGAGCTTCAGTTCACGGTCGATCTGCACCTGCATTTCCAGCAACTGCGCTTTAACTGCGTCATAGTGCTTCAGAGTGTACTGGATGAAGATCGTCCCTGCGTGCCCGTAGTTGTGCACGATCTTGCGGAAAATCTCGTCCACCAACAGCTTCTCTTCCTTCGTAGGATGGACGTAGATTTCAATGAGGCGACGCTTCTCGCCTTCGGCTGCGGACTGCATGGAGGCCAGCAAGTCCATGATGGAACGATTGCTGCTGGCGAACGTGATGTTGCACCACGAGGTATTGTTGATGCGGAGTCTATTACTCTGCGACTCCATGCGGTGCCGCCCACGCCCCGTAGTCGTAGCGAACATGAACGCCGACAGGTCTTTCTCCGGCATCGTTGTAATTTCATCTACGGTAGCGTGGATGCTGTTGAGCATACCAAGGCGCTGGAACTTGGCGAGTGGCGTGTCCTGCTGTTGCATCAGGAGGCCGGACGGGTTGCCCCATATGCTGTTCAGCATGAGCAAACATGTAGTCTTGCCTGTACCTGACTCAGTAGAGATAAGGTTAATGAGCGCACCGCGAATGGTCGCACTATCAAACATCGACAGCAGCGGTGAGCCAAACGCAGCGAACAGAGCGAACGCCTTGGCCTCCTGCCCCGGACGCGCGTAGAAGTTAGCGGCCTTGCGCCACTCCTCCAGCGTACCCATAGGGCGAAAACACTCCGCAAGCTGGCGCGTGCCGCTACAGGGTGGTGCGAGGCGTGAACCGTTCGCGTCGTACTCGACGTTACCCACAACGAACGACTTGTTGCCGGGAGTCCACCCCATCTGGCTGCGTGTAAAATCCGCCACGTTCTTGTCGCGCAGCATACGCATAGAAGAAACTAAGTATCCCAAGACTGCCTCCACTTGTTTAGTGCCGTGGACAAACACGCCTTCACGGGCAAGTCCCTGCACCAGCTTGTCCTTAGACATAATATCGCTAGCGGCCATGACGATAACTCGAACGCCGTCATGCGGCAGAATCGTCTTGATCGTGTAAATCTCGCCACCGCCTTCGCCATGCTCCTCGGAGTCATACGCCCGACCCGCTATATATAGGTCACGGTCGTAAATCATAACTTCCGTTTCGTTACCATCCTCGTCGCGCTGCCTACGAAATACCCCGCCCTGCCTACCGCGAAAATCCGGAAACGGATATTCGGGTATCTCCTCATGCACCGTGATAGTCTGCGCTTCTCCGGTGTTGCTGACGACGTAACTACTCTCTACCTTATACACCCCATCGTCAGCGGCATCCGCATGAACGATCTTGCCAAACGCCAAGGGGTTATTAACTTTCTGCTTACATCCCTGACACTGCGCGGGGAAGTGCTCTCTATACGTTGCGCAGTGCCATGCGCCGCTAGTTTCCTTGGCCTTCTTAATCGTATTGGCTTCGGTAAATTGCGGGTGCGCACGGGAAATATCAAGGATAGCTTCGTCCCTATCTTCGCAGCACCAAGCCACTGACAAGGCCGCGCGCCACATAGGTTCAGGCAGAGTGGCTGCGTTCTCGATAGCGAACTTGATCTGGTTACAGCCAGCATCGCGCAGACTAGCTTCTGCAATACGCTTGAAGTTCCACGTAGGCATCGGGCCAGTGATCGTGCTGGCAGGGTCGTCTGAAGCGCCGGTAAGCTGTTTGGCGGCATCGAGGAATGTGGTGCTGGGCGGGACGGGCATCAGCTTGGCGAAGTCACCAAACGTAATGGGGTTTGCGTCCTGCACCATAAGTACATCGCGCGGCGTACCGTTCTTGAAGTTCTTGGTGCCGGGGATGCGGAGAATACGTGCAGCGTCAGCGGTAACGGACGGGTCGGCTTTGAGGCCATGCTCTACACACAACTGCTTGAGAGCTTTCGCTACAGGCACCCATGAATCGGTGACTACAGCATCGACCAACGGCCAGTAAACATGCAACCCGAACCCAGAGGCTACAATCATCGGGTCGGGCAGTCCGGTAGATTCCAGAAACGCATCGAGCGCAGTACGTGCGGACAGTGCATCTGGATAGTCCTTATTCGGACCACAATCAATATCTAGGTAAAACGCTTTCTTAAGATCAGAGTTAGCTGTAGTACGGGCACTGCTGTCCTTAAACGAAGCAAGCGCAAAGTAAGCGTCGCACCCCCTGCTTGGGGCTTGATTGGCGAAGTCATTGATAGCTTCGATTGAGGACGCGTGAACTTGTTTTACTTTGCCGTTCTTGATCGCAACGACAAAGTATGTGCCTTGCGGTGGCAAGACAGCGTTTAGAAAGTAGCTCATCACACCTCACGCGGCGTAAACGGAAAAAGGGTGGGGCAGTAGGTTCCGTGATTCCTACCTTGTCACCGTGGGATCAGCACGATCTAGCCCCGAACCAACTATTCTGCCTCAAGCTCCTTAATCATGTCCATGATCGTATCTTGAGTACGGCCCCGTGGCTCGAACACGCCTTGGAACCAGTTATATACGGTGTATCGACTAACACCAAGCCTAGCAGCTACCACCTGCACCGGAACACGGTGCTTAATACAGGCCAGCGCCAGCCGAACCCCAAGCCTCTCGGGGTTCAGCTTGGACACAGCCTCTACCAAGTCGATAGAGTAGCCGCGACCGTTGCGCTTAGACATTATGCTGCGTCGTCTTCAGCCCACTCGTCCAGCAGCGCCGAAACGCTTTGCGACGGAGCAGGGGCCGGAGCCGGTTTCGGCTTAGCGGAACGGCGGACGGTCGGTTCAGCGTCTTGTTCCGTAGCCACAGCTTCAGCGGCAGCGGTTACAGCCGTGTCAGGAGCGAACAACGCGGCACCGGCAGTTTCCTGCTTCTTCTTCGGATAGCTCACGGTGATTGCTTCCTTAGCTTCCTCGGACTGTGCCTTGGCACGGGCTGCGTTGTACTCCTCCTGCGACAGCGCACGGACGCCAGAGAAACGCACAACAGGAACTGCCTCGTCAGTGTCGAAGTAAATCTTGGTGACGATGCCGCCCATCGGAGCGTTATGCCCTTGCAGGAACTTGGCGTAAGCCTGAAGGCCCATCTTGCCATTGACCGGCTTGCCGAAAATGGACTTGGCCGGAAGCGTCAGGCGGTAGATGTCGCCATTCGGATCGTTCTCCAGCAGCAGAGCCAGACGCTGATTGTAGCGACAAGCGCGGGTGTTGTTCTCACCAGAGCCTTCGATGTTCTGCGGACACTGCATACAGGTGCTGCACTGCGGAGCATCAGCGTCCTTGCTCGGCGTAACGCCGTCAGCAGACCAGCACGCGGGAGAGGCATCGACGCCTTCCTTGTACTTCTCTGCGTAGAACGCGCGACCCGGCTTCGGCTGCGCGGCCAAGATGATGACGTTCATAAAACGCTCGTCCTTCTTAGCAACTTCTTCGCCGCCAACGACAAGGCGGAACGTGCCGCCCTTAATGGAGATACTACGTCCGCTGGTGCCGCCAGACAGCATCTTGGCGAGATCGTCCGCGCCGGAGGTCAGGAAGGCGGGAAGAGCGGAACCATCTTGAAACAGGGCAATGTTTGCCATTTGTAAATCTCCTGAGAGTTAAACGGGTTTGTTCGTGGGCTTGTACACCGTGATGGAGTACGAAGAGTCCACATTCAAGCCTTCCGGCATGAATTCGGGGTGGTCGGTGATGAACTGCCTGAAGTTCGTCTGATGGAGGCGCTGCTCCAGCAGTTGAGGCGCGTTCTGCTCAACGATCATTTTGTACATAGCGGGCCAGTTGTTAGTCCAGTATTTAGTCTTCAGCGTACGGGTGAAGCGTCCGTACGGAGTGCTGCCACTGGTCTGTCCCGTTTCCTTGCAGATGCGAAGAAGCTCCTGCTCGATAAGACCCAACTTTTCATCGAGCTTCTCGATCTCCTCGTTCATCTTGGCCGTGAGTTCCAGCTTCTTGTCACGAATGCGGCGATACGCGAGGATCATCTTGCCTACTGTATCAGTGGCAGGTGCGTCGGTTTCGGTGGTATCAGTCATGGGTTCCTCCTGTTTTTGAGTTTACATTGTAACATAATATTAAACAGTGTCAATGGAATTTATCTCCTCCTTGTAAAGTTCTACGAGGTGATGGTGAATGTCGATCTTGTCTTGGAGCATCTTGTACATACGGCGCTCGACAGGACTGCCTTGCAGATGCACAACCGTTACTTTGTTGGCCTGTCCTGCGCGGTGCGCACGGGCATTGGCTTGCAGGTATAGCTCGGTAGAAGTGACCGGCCCCCACCAGACGACCGTATCCGCCTTGGTCAGCGTGATGCCATGCCCCGCAGCGGCAGGTGCCAGCAGCAGAACGCGTGGGTTATCTTCGGTCTGGAAGCGTTTGATAATGTCACCGCGCTGCGATGCGGGTGTGCCACCGTGGATGGCTTCTGCGTACGTGCCTAGACCAGCCAGAGGTACAGACAACTTATCCATAAGCATCTGGTTCGTATGCCGGTAGTTCACGAAGACGATCACCTTGTGGGTGGTGCCCTCGATGATGCTCATAAGTTCATCGAACCGATCCTTAATGTCGAACTCGACTATCTCCTTAGTGTCCGTGTAGGCCGCGCCCGACGAAATCTGGAGCAGCTTGTTCAGCTTGGCTGCGGCATTCTGCGCGGTAATCTCCTCGCCTCCTGCGATAGCCATCATCTGCTTGGTGATCGTGTCGTAATACTTCTGCTGCTGCGAGGTCAGGGGCACATGGCGCGTCGTATAGAGCATGTCGGGAAGATCGAGACACTGCTCCTTGGTGAAGCGGATAGCTGGTTGCAGCGCCTTATGCACAATCTCGCGGTGGCCCTCGCGCGGCACGTACTTGAACTGCGTCACCTTGAGCATGACCATATCGCGGAACGCGCCTTGAAACTTTGGCACTGCTGCCGGATTGACCAGCCTAGCCAAGCCGTACGCATCTACAGGCGACTGCGCAGCGGGAGTGCCCGTCATCAGCCACAGCCGCGTCTGCGGCGTGATAAGTTTGTTCAGCGCCTTCCACCGATCAGTGGATACAGACTTAACCGCATTGGCCTCGTCCACGATAATCAGATCGAAGCCACCCTTCGCAAGCTCTTCATATACGACCTTGATGCCGTCGAAGTTGATGATGACGAACTCAGTGTTCTGGTTGAGTATCTGGATGCGCTTCTTGCGTTCGCCAATAGCGACAGCGGCAGTGCGGTGCATCACGGTCTTGAACAGGTCTGACCGCCACGCGGTTTCAAGGATAGATACGGGGCCGATAATCAGCACACGTCTAACCTTACCCTGAGTCATCAGGTAGTCTGCCGCCCACGCTGCGGCACTTGTCTTGCCAGTGCCAGCCTCGTTGAACACAAAGCAGCGCGGATAGGTTGCGAGGAACGCTGCGGTTTCCTTCTGGTGCGCGAACGGCGCATAGACTCCGGGCCAGTTGTAGTCGCGCAGAATCGGGTTAGGTACGTCTTTGATGGACAGGTTGCGCAGGATGTGTGCTTCGTCCAGCCCCCAATTTACGAGGACTTTGCCAAGCTCACCCTTGGTCGCCAGCACTTTGGATTTAGGGATCAGCGCGGCTATCTGCGCGTGCTTTTTAGTCGTAAGCAGGAGTGCTTTATTCTCAATTATCTGCATGAATTCTGCCTCTTAACAATGGAAAAACGGCAGGGTAGAAAACTACCCCGCCAAAATCCCTAACTGATTACCGCCAGCACGACGCGCCGTGCTGACCTTGAAATACTACTCTACTTCTTCGCTTCGCGCTTGCTGCGTTGCGACTTAAGACCGTTTGACGATGTACGGGCAAACGACCGATTGCTGGACTTGGACGCTGCTCGAAGATTGCCTAAAGCGTTAGTGCCACCTTTGCTCATAGGCTTAACGTGGTCAACGTCCACGTTATCGGGCAGCGTACCGTGTGCCTTCTCGTACGCTCGGCGCGCCTTGTGTCGCTCGGACTGCGCCTTGAGTTGTGCGGGAGTGCCTTGATACAACTCGTACTCGCGCTTGTAGTTACGTGGTTTAGCCATACTACCTCCGTGGCCTATGGTGGATGCAAGCAGTCACCGGACACCAACCGCAGAGTGCGCTCTGCTGCTCGTTCCATACGTTAGCTTGCTGGGCAGTTTCGATTCTACCTATTTTGCCGACCCACTTCGACCAGATCGTAGGCAGTTGCTCACGAGTATATTCCGCCTTTACCAGACTGTTAGCAACCACAAACAGCAGTGCGCCTTTTACGGTGTTCACCGTAGGGAAGTGCGACATGATCGCAGCAGCCAGCAGTTCCAGTTGGTCAGTGTCCGCGTACTTAGAGCTTTTGCCAGTCTTGTAATCGACCACACGCGCAACACCAGCATCCTTATTGACTACCAGCAAGTCGGGGATGCCGCGCCACCAAACGTCAGCAGCAAAAAACTCGCACGGGCTGAAGTCGGCGCGTACGCCAATTTTGTACTCGCAGTACCTGTCACCGCGCAGCTTGAGCAGCGGCTCGATGAAGTGCTGGAACCGCACGAACTGGGGAGGAATCGGAGTGCCGTCACGGACGAACTCCTCGAACGCTTTATGTACTTCGGTGCCGTACCGTGTAGCCTCAGTCTCTTCCTGCTTGTAGTTCTTTGCTACGCGCAGTTCGTAGTATTTGCGGGGGCAGCTTTCAAAATCCTTTGCTGCTGAATACGACCAGACGATAGGTTTAGATTCCACAGGACGGCTCCGAATTGTAGGTGCGATATTCTAGCACTCACCGTAAGAAGCAGCAGCGCCCGCTTCGCAGTCCAGCGGCAAGCCTTCGGCCCATGCTGGAACCCATGACATGCACTCCGTCACGTAGGCCAGCGCCTCATCCTTCTCCTCGATACGAGCGATAGGAACAACCGAGTCATGGACGGTCATGGCAACCCTATACCGCTTCGCCACACGCAGCATCTGCTCAGCCACTACGCAACGTGCGACAGCTTGCGTGAAGTTCTCCACCACCTTCGGGCCGTAGATACGTACGGGTAAACCCTTAGACGTATAGAGATACTCCATCTTGCCGTCGTTATATACCTTACGCAATTGCGGGTACTGAATCCACAATCCTGACGGCAGCGTGATGCGGTTGCCGGACTCAACGCGTAGGATACCTGCACCATGAATGTCGATCACCATAGACTGACCCTTAAGCATGGCATCAAGCGCCTCGCCGCCGTAACCCCAGAGGTCAACAATCTTAGGCACTGAGTTCCGGTAGAGGAATATGGTGCTAGAACACGCGTCCTCCTCCATGCTGATACCCATGCCCCGCAGGTACGCCTTGAACTTGCCGCCACCCATGCCGTAGCCAGCACCGAGAATCGTCGCCTTGCCTACCTCGCCTTCCCGTTTGTCAGGCAGAAACTCCTTGCCGGTAGCCGGATCAATCTCCACGCGCTTACGATCCACGTGCCGCCCGTAAATCTTGGACGCCATCTGTGAGTACACATCTTCTTTCTTGCGGAACGCAGTCAGCAAGTCCTCCTGACCAGCCTCCCATGCCAAGCAGCGTGCTTCGATCTGTGCCGAGTCGCAGTCGATGACGACGTACCCCGGAGGTGCGACGATACACTTCTTGATAGACTTCGCATCCTTGCCGCGCGACGGCAGGTTCTGGAGATTCACCGAGTCCTGCCCCGACCACCGACCAGTTGCCGCACCGTAATAGCGTAGTGGGATGGGGAAGTCGCCGCGCTGCGCGATGCCGATAAAGCGTTCGGTACGTGACTCCTCCAGCGTAGTCTTGTTACCGAGCCGTGCTGCCACGAGCGTCTGCACCAGCGGGTTGGGATGCTCCTCCAGCGCCTTGAACGCCTCGTCCGTCTTGGCAAAGGCCCACGCCACCTGACCCTTGGAGTTGCGCTTAGTAGGCGGCTCTACGCCAACAAGCTCCAGCAAACTAGCGAACTTGTCGTTGGACATAAGCATCTTGCGAATACCGTCCGAGCCTTCGGAGAAGATCAACTGCACGTGCTCAGGGTCAGCACCCTCCAGCATCTTGTCGCGCACCGCTTCGAGCAGCTTCTGCTTACGATCCTTAACCCGTACGAGGTGATCCTCCAACCCTTTCTTGTCGAGCAGCAGCACAGGGTCGATGAACATACGCAGGGTAAGGTCGATCAGCTTCATCTCCTTAATCGGGAATCCGCGATTGACGTACATAGAGAACAGTTGGTGCGTGAGGAATACGTCTTGGCAGCAGTAGTCTGCGTACCGTTGCAGCGCCTCCGGCGTGAAGTCGGCGTACCGCTTACCGATAGCGTTCTCTACCTCAGTGCCCTTGGCACCGATACCTTCGCGCTCTGCCTGATGCTTCAGGCCATGCTGCTTATCGTGCGGGTACAGCGCACGGGACATACCGAGAGTGTCGCCCCAAGCTGCGGGTTTCACGCCGTAGCGCCAAGACAGGATGGCACCATCGAACGCGGTATTTTGCGCAACGATCATAGTGCTCGACCAATCCTGCGCCTTGAGCCAGTTCGCTACCTCCGGCTGCGGCACCCACTCAACGGGGCCGTCATCGAACTTGTACGCCAGCCCGATAGTTTCAAACAGCGGTGAGCGTATGTACTCCTCCGTACTTATCTTCGACAGCGAGAATGTCTGGCTGTAGTACGTTTCAAAATCCAGCACGCATATGCGCATACTTCCTCCGAATTGTTTTAATCATTAAAAGTTTAGCTGATCGTTCATCATGCAGATACTGGACAGCAGCGTACGCAGTGAGTCGATATTGAACTCGTCCACCACCAGCGACACGCCGCCTTGCTCACTAATCTCCCGCAGGTTCTTTTCTTGAAGCGCGGTGGGAGGGTTCTTCTTGGCGTCGAACTTAACCTCGATACCAATGAACCGCCCCCGCACACACGCAACAATATCCGGAACACCCGAGCGACCGAAGCCGCCCGTCACAGGGTAGAAATAGTACGCGCCAAACTCGTCCAGAACTTTGGTTACTTTCTTCTTAACCTTTGCTTCTGGTGTTGCAGCCACGGCTACCTCCCTAATGTGCGCATCTTGTCACGATACTCGTAGTCCGACCGGCACTCGCCATCACAGAATCTCTGGCTCTTCGGGATCACTGCGTTGCAGTTGAGGCAGCGCCCGTTCGGTTTCGATATAGGCTTACGCCGTGCCAGTGCCGCTGCGAGTGCAGCTTCGGTTTGAATATCGGCTTGATCGCAAATGTCCATGTTACTCCCCTTGCAGCGCCTCCGCTTTAAGTGCGGCGTACGCAATACAGTCTTCTGCGGAATCCGCATGATACGCCTTAGTCTGCCATTGCCTAGCGTCCTTAAGAAGTTGCAGCAGCAACCAACCTTCAGACTCCATGAGTTCGTAGCCGGTGATCGCATTGAAGGCAATTACAGCTTTGAGCATACTGCGCTCTCCGTTCGGGGAGTCGTACGTAGCAGCACGGTCGGTCATGTGCTTGAGCGCGGTGTCGAGCAGTTGTGGTGCGGTTTGCTTGGTCATTCTAGTTCTCCTTGTAGCCTACCTGCTTAACACCATCAGCACCGTTGTAGTTGCCCTTGGTGCGATACGACTGCTCCTCGCTGACCGGAGCGCCACGGAAGAAAATAAGCTGGCCGATCTTATCGCCGGGACGCAGCAGGATGTTGTGGTAGCTGGTCATGTTCTTGAACTCAAGCGTCAGCGCGCCGTGGAATCCGGGGTCAACGAATCCTGCGTCCATGTGTTCCAGCCCGATACGCCCCATGCTTGACTTGATACGGAACAGAGCCGCTGTGCTGTCGCTAAAATTGCATCGCTCAACGGTGTGGGCGAGGAAGAACTCGCCGGGGCGTATAACAATCCCTTTTCCGTCGAGTGTAATGCGGCGCATGTTAAGCCGCTCTCGTTTGCTGTAGTCAACGGGGATGGATGTTTCACGATATTCCTCCATGAAGATTTCGTTGCCGAGTCGTACATCCAGTGACGCAGCATTGATACAGGACGGATCAACCTGCTCCATCTCGCCGTCGATAATGAGATCAACGATCTCGTTGTGGTTCAAGTAGCTCACTGCTTAATCTCCGATCCAACGATACACATATTTACGCCCACCATTAGTGCGCGCACCACTAGCTTCTGACCTTACGATCTCCACAACGGGAGGCACCTCTTTACGCATCTGCACCAGCGCGGAGTTGATGGACGTTACAGAGCGCCCTAACTTGCCAGCAAGCTGACTGCTGGTAGCCTCGTTGTTGAGCATGAAGAACGCCTCGCGCCAGCGTGCGTTACGGTTAGCACGCATCGTGACCTTGCGCTTAGCCAACATCTCCGGCGTCTTGCTACCGCGCGGAAGCCCCGTAATGTTCCTACGCTCACCTTCCCGCGAAGTGCCGAGAGGCTTAACCGGAGCCATCAGCATACCAATAAGGTTCAGCATTTACTTATTTTCTCCTTCGTTAGTTGTGTTTGACGTAATAGGTTTGTAGAACTTGCATGTGTGGGAGAAGTGCGACCACGCAACGGGTAGGCCAGCCCTACTAGCCTGTGCCTCGTCATCAGCCGTCAGACGGCGGGAGCAGAACTTCTCGGCGCACTTCTCATCGTCAGCGCAGAACGTTGTGTCTTTGTAGCAGATCATTCTGTTTCCTCCGGTATTTCGATCTCGATATCCTGCGCGGGGATGCGAATCCAGAACTGACTGCCTTCTGGGTATTCGGTGTCATCTTGAAACCATACAAGCTGACCACTGCGCCAGTACGCCAGCATCTTCACCTTCTTCATCTTCGGCTGGCGAGGACGGGCGCGGTACTTATTGCCTATAAACCAGCCAGCACCAGCCCAATGAATCCACTCGTCGTCATGCTTGTCGTAAAGTTGAATCTCCCAATCATTCGCTTGCGCCTTCGCCACATCCTGTAGCGTTGGGAGGTCTGTCCATTCGGTAGTCATTTGCTATCTCCTATTGCGCGGTCGATGGCAGCGTCTAGATTTAGCGGTTCATCTCTGGTGTCGGACCACCCGAGTACCGCCTGAACGCGGCGCTCGGTCTTGTATCCGCTAAGCATTGAACAATCGACGATAAAGCTGTTTTCAAGCTCTATGGCATTTCCGTCGTAAGCCTCCTGCAACAACGCAATGAGCTTGCGATACCGTTCAGCATCCTTCTTGTACTCTGCGGCGACCAGATGGGCGAAGCGTTCGAGTTTTCCACCATCTGATTCAGATATAAATTCCACGCCAAAAGCCTCTTTCGCCAGCCGGATTACCTCTTCCCTAGTCATCACTGATCCTCCATTGCATGAGCTTTACACATCGCCAACAGCGGCTTTTTCCACTGCATCCAGAATTCCAGTGCGCCAGCATCCATTTCAGATATTTCTTGGTCTGAAAACTCAGCCCATTCTGAATGTGTATATCGCTTGCATCCAAGACGCATATATTTCTCAGTAATCAACGCAACGTATTGAAGGCCGCAGGCAATCTGGATAGGGGATTTCGTTATCGTTTCGTTGTCGATAATTGCTCCACGTAAGTCGGCTTCACGTAGGTCGGCTGCCCATAAGTCGGCTTCACGTAGGTCGGCTCCATGTAGGTTGGCTCCACGTAGGTTGGCTGCCAGTAAGTCGGCTCCCAATAGGTCGGCTCCATGTAGGTCGGCTCCACGTAGGTTGGCTCCACGTAGGTGGGCTGCCAGTAAGTCGGCTCCATGTAGGTCGGCTCCACGTAGGTTGGCTTCACGTAGGTTGGCTTCACGTAGGTCGGCTCCGCGTAAGTCGGCTTCACGTAGGTCGGCTCCGCGTAAGTCGGCTCGTACCAAAGTCTCTGCATCAAGTCTGTACAACACGACACCCGTATACCTGTTCCTAATCTCGACCATTTACTTGTCCTCCTTGCGTGCGGCATTCCAGTAGTCAAAGGCATCCCCAATTGCTCCTTCGGGCCAACTGGCTTTTAACGCTTGCTCGTACAATTCAATCCGCTTCTGCTGCGCTTCGAGTGCGTCGGCGGCTTCGTCTTCCCACAGGCGACCAACGCTACGCAAATTTTGGATTAGTTCTTTGGTCATATCTCTTCCTCCAATTTGTCGGCAGCATCACGGATTGCATCAACAGCGTTGCAAAGTTTCCGCTTTACTTCTTGGTCAATGATTCCGACGATTGCCCAGTAGTCGGCAAACTCGCTGAAGTAAATCCGTTTCGTAACAATGCCGTTGGTGCGAAAAATTGCCCATCCACCTTTGTGATCTTGCGAACCTTCCCAGTCGTGTGTCATTTCCGCCACTCCTCCAATGCTGCGTGCGCCTCGTCCCAATACTTGCTGATCGCCGCCATGTCGCTGTCGGTGGCAAGCAAGATGCACTCAAGAACGAATGCAAGTTTGTGGCCTTTGCTATACAGATCGTCACTCAGCTTTGTTGATTCCATCAGCGCGTTAAATAGGTTTTGGTTCTTGCTGACAACATCTTTAGCCATCTGCCGCGCAGCAAGGCACTCGCTGGCACACGCGTCAAGGTTCATTTCCAGTTCCTCAACCCGTTTCTGCTGCGCTTCAGTCGCGGCGTCCCAAGCAAAGCTAAACGCCTTGCCGTGGCTGGACTTCTCCAACGTAAACGCATCATCACCGACGTTACTGCTCGTCTGCTTGCACCATGCTTTCCATGCTTCCAGTTTGTCGCTCATCTTCTTCTCCTAGGACACAGCCCGTGCGGGCCTCATAGAAACAACAACCATAAAGGTAGGTTTCACCGCACGGGCCGTGATCGTTAGCGGTGGCTGGTATAGCCGCCAAATTTGTTCACACTACGGTCGGCGTAAAGCTGGTCAAGACCTATCAGTTTAACGTGTTCGACCGCCTCGAAGTAGTTGGCAAACGCCACATCAGGCACAGACCGCCAGAACAGATGGCAGCACACAACCTGCACAACAAACTTGCCGGTCTTAATATCAAAGTGAATGCGGTACATACTTACTCCTCGTCTTTATGGTTCAGTTCGGGAAACTTCGGCCAATCCTTAGCCTCGTACTTGGTGTCGGTTTTAAGCAGCAGTTGGGTGAGGCTAGAGTGGCAGATACACATCTTCCTATGGAGGTGCATACGCCGCGCAAGCAGTTGTTGATCTTGCTGCTCCAACTTATCCAACTCCTGCTCGATAGCTATCAATGCTTCAGCCACAGCGGTCGCCGGTAGGGGATCATCTTCAGGCCAGCACGCGTTACTCATACAGCCACCTGCTCGACGTAATACTTGGTGAGTGCATCACGAAGCTGCGACATACCGCCGCCGACGATGACGAAGTTAGCGCCGACGTTCTTGAGAATGTCCTGCGTGGTGTGGTTGGCGTGGTTCTTGTGGAAGAACACAATGTCGCAGCCCTTACCCATCGCGCGCAGCGTGCCGTGGCCGTCACCGTTCCTATCGTTCCAGAACGTAATGTCGAACGTGTCGCAGAACTCGGACTGAATCATCCCTGCCTGTTGCGGCAGCAGACCAGTGATGCCGACGCGTGGCTTGCGCGGCTGCGCTTGCTCGATAACCGGCAGCTTGGGCGGCGACATGGTGAAGCGACAGGGGCTAGGTTCCGGCTCCATAACAACGTCGTCAGCTTTCTCTACTTCCTCCATCTCCTGCACAACCTCCGGCTGTATCTCGGCTTTAACTTCTGGTGCCTTAGCAGGGGCAGGGAGCATACGGCCCAACTCGGTAACGAGTTGTGACTTAACGCGTGCCACTACGCTATGCACAAGTTGCGCTGCGATCTGGTCAACCAAGGCGTCCAACGACGACTCATGCTGTGTCTTATGCTTAGAGTGCTTGGTTTTCGGAATGGATACGTATTCCTCTGGTTGGGATACGTATTCCTCTGGTTTGACTACACTCTGCTCCTTAGAGCTAGGCGGCAGGATATGAGTCTTGCCGTCAGCGTCAGTGGTGAGGCGCGCACCCTCAACCGCCCAGTGTGCGAAGATAGGACGGTTGGAAAGCGTGGAGCTTTGTATCTCGCGCCGCACTACACCTTTCTCGCAGAAAATCTTGGTATAGGTAGCCATCATGTTCGGGTTCGCACCGATGCCCTTGCCAATATCCACGTTGGTGCAGCCGGGATGGTTGCGGATATATTCAAACGCTTTATCTCTAATCATGGTCATGTCAGTCCTCCAATACGTCGAAAGAAACTAGGTTGTGTTGGTCGTCCACCGTCGCCCACACGATCAACTCCGGTGGTGGGTTGGCTAGGGTCGAGGCATGACCCCCGACCCTGCTGAGAATAGCCAGCTTGACCAACCACTCAGGTCGTTGCGCCAGCTTGCCGTGAACTACACGCGGGGTAGTAGTGCCCCAGTATTCCCACAACGTGTAGTTACCGGCTCCGTCCTCCGCATAGCGGATAGTGTGTGCCATTAAACTCCCCAATCGTAAGCACCGAGAATGTCGTCCACCCGCTTCTTGGTGGATGCCTTAATCTCCTCCGACTCACGCAACGTATCCACATCCACGCCGGTCAGCGCACGCTCAAGTGCTTGCCGAGCACGCTCAAGCGCGGGGTCTTTGGTGAGGTTGAGGTCAGACAGCAGGTTGCATACGTCCAGCGCGTTCTCAACAACGTCGCTGTTGATACGCGCACGCTTCTCGCCTTCCTCGGGAGTACGCAGCACGTGGCTGAGTCGTTGGAGAATATCGTGCAGCCGCGTCCAAGTATCTTGCATGGCCTCGTTGAGCTTAGTCTCAGCCATCTTGTTGTACTTTTCGGCCAGTTCATCCATGACCTCCGTTTCAATGTCCAAACGGAAGTCGCCACCCGTAGGCAGCGGAGCGAACGCGATATGTACGCGGAACTTGGAGGCAAGCACCTCGCGCGACGGGTATTCGTCACGGTCGAACAAGGCACCGAGCTTGAAGGCGGCGACGGACACGAGCGTGTCGTAGCGGTTGAGGAACTTAGCCACGCAGTTGTCGAATGCTTGGATGGCGTCGCCCATCTGCTTCTGGTAGTCGAGCAGCTTGGCAGTGGGCAGGAGGCGCGGCCCCATGTCGTCCCACGGGAGCGTGAGCTTGTAGTGCAGGGTGCGGATGAAACCCGCTTGAGATTGAACGTCCTTGAGTTCGGCGCTATCAGCGAACAGGGACTTATAGGTAGAGACAGCGTGCTTGGAGCCAGCGTTCTTGGCTGCGGCGACTTCTTCCGCAGTGGCTCTGTCCATCTTGCGTCCGGTATAGGTGCTGATGGTCAGGTTGGACAGCAGTGCTGCACGTGCGATACCGGCGATGTTTTGCGTGGTCATTTGGTGATTCCTCCGAGTTGTAAGTGAAACTGTAGATCAAATAAAAGACAAAGTAAAGTTTTAACGATTAAAAATACGTGTACTGCCCAAGGTATTCCCAAGAGAAGACACTGGGGTAGCCGTACCTCGGCGCATACGAAAGCATTTCACCCTTGAACGTAGGATGGGCGATCATGCGCAGGATGGCGTCACGCTTGTTGTACGCTTCCCGCAAGCCAAGGGAACAGAACTTGTCGAGCACCCACTGCGGCGTGTCGTTCATACGCATGACAGCGATAATGGCTTCGCGCCCGTTCTCCTCGGCCCACTTGTGCCTAGCTGATTTCTGCTTCATTTGCCCTCCTTCTTGAGCTTGAACACGAGCTTCTGCGC